TAATCTTATTCTGAAATACCATCCAATCTTTGTTTGGTAAATCATAGTTCTTAAGATTTGCATACCTGCGATACAAAGTGTTAATCTTAGTGTAGGTCTGTGTCTTCATAATGTTTCCAAATTTTAATTCTACAATACAAATTTATTATTTTTTTACTTTTTTTCGAGCTGTTCCATTAACCACGCCAAAAATTGCTGCGTACCGACCATAAGGCCCTCCATTTGAAAAAGGGCCCTTCCTTCCGATTGCGGATCGTGATGAATCCTTGCCGATATTATGTTGGTTATACATTTATCTATATCGTCGTACAACTCCTGAGCCTCGCTCGTTATTTTTTCATTTTCCATAATCTAAAATTCGTCAATATCAATCTCGGCCATTGTCGGGACAGGCTTATATTCCAATAAACGAACAGGGACGAGAACATATCTTTTCCCAAGCCGCACAACGGCACATGGAACGCCATCGCCGTCCCTAATAAATCCTTTGAGAATCCCCATTTCATTCCTGCGGTATTCCTTGCAAGGACTTTCGTCGGTTATTATTACAAGGTCTTCTTTCATTGTTTTGAGATTAAAAGTCTGTCGTATTCATCGGGCTGAGGCCACTCGATGACCTCGGTCATGTTTCTCAATTGCTGAGGATCAAACGTAGGGCGGCGTTTAATGTTATCCTCAATAGTCGGAGCCTCGACATAGACATACCGCCAATCAACGAGCCTGTTTCCGGACAGCCGCTTAAAATCGTCACGATACCTCTTTTTCAGGTTGATGTTGTTAAGCACGACGTCTTTTCCGTCATTGAGCGCCTTTACGAAACGCTCATTGAAAACCTCGCTCACCTTATTTTCCTTATCCGCCGGCAACACAACCTTCTCTCCATCCTTACAGAATCCGAGTTCGGCACGGATATCATCCCTGGACAGGATAACTATATCTTCGGGCACGTTCCCACCAAGAAACCGCTCAATCCAAGTATTTTTTCCGGCCCCTGGTAGTCCGATCAACACATAGACAGACGGAATGTCGTCAACACCGCTTTTCCACGCCTTGTTTGGGAAAAACACCATCCTGCGCTGTTCCTCCTCATAAACGGGAAATTCACAGTCAAGTACACCAAGTTTATTCGCGATATCATATATGGACCGAACTTTATCGATGTCATTATATTTCGAATCAATATCCTCCTGTTCGCTACCAAGAATGTCACAAAGTTTTACGAACGTCAGATATCGCCAATTCGCAAACGGGATTCTCGACATTCCAAGTATCTCGTTCACAATATTCTTCGACGTGGCCATATTCAGCACCTTCATATGCCACCTCGCGCAAGCGCAAATGATTTCGCGAATCGACATCGGCGCATTCCACAAAAGACGCCTCGCGATTTTCTCACCGGCGAACTCATGCCCATAGGCATGCCAGTTCCCCTTCAGGAACTCGGTGGTAACCCCCTTTCCGATATCATGGAACAGCACTGCAGCAATGGCGACCTTCGGATCGAGGCCATTATACATTTCGTCAAGAATAAGGGCGTAAGCCGCATTGACGCATTTCATCGTATGCTCCCATGCGTTCCCCTCGGAATGCCATTTCGGATTCTGCTCACACTCTTTCAGCTTTGCAAATTCCGGAATTGATTCCACATATTTCCAATCGATCTTGTAATCGTCTTTCTTGAATAACTTATCGTACTGCATATCCTGATTATCTCAGTTCAAGGTTCTCAATCGCAACACAACTGCGCACTATATCTATGAAGCAGCAATCAGTGCCACACATTTCAAACGGCCCGTCAGTGACAACCGCCTCTTTTCGCTCTTTTCCACCAAGAATAGGGTAATACCATACCTTAGTGCCAATTTTTGCCTGTTCTTTAGTCATACGGTACAAAAATAAACAAAATAATTGTAAAATCCAAATTTATTCCCACCAGCCTTCTTCCCTGTCGGCTCTTATTTTATGGTAAAGGTGCCTTGCTTTCAATTTGTACAATTCGTCAAGATGCCTAATATAAAAGTCTTTCGTTTTCTCGGTCACAAACCTATCTGCGTTTCTCGCGTTTACGTAAACATCTGTCACGCACTTGAAATCGGGCGATTCGACGACCCTGTACATACCATTTTCGCCAGTTTTCTCGGACAGCAGTTTTCCCTCGATATGGAACAGGCTGCGTTTCCCCATCATTATTTCGAGGAGACTAAGGCAGATGTCCATATCACGCACGGTGAACTCAACCCCGACATACCTGTCTTTCTCCTTATGCCACTCTCGCATTTCCTTGATCTTGGCGTATTCCAGTTCAAGAAGGTATCCTTCGTCCCACGGGTCACCATTGAACGCAGTTTTCACAACGTCCATGTGGTGTTTTCCAAGCGTGTGTTTGAAAAAGTACCGTATGCTGTAATATGTCTTGATGTACCACGGGTCTTCGTGGAACAATGTCTCTGGGTTGAACTGTACTTCCATATCCGTTATTCGTTAAAGTAATACTTTAGTCTTACATTATATAAAAGGTCATTCACCTTGTCGAAATCGACTTTATCCGGAAGCGTGCAGCTTTTTATTGCTTCCTCCATTTCGGACTTTTCCTTTTCAAGCTGAGCCATTACGTCCTCATACTCAAATTTATGGTTCCTAATGTCAAGAAGATAGTCCCTGTCCCAAGTCCTGACAACATTGAACCCTTTCCCCTGAGCCAATTCTTTCGCCATACGGACAAGGCGCATACAGTGCATCACGTTTTTTGCGTCATAATTATGCCCAAGATTGCTTTCGTACCTTACCGGATTACGGTTTTTCTCCCATTCCTTGTAGTTCTTATAGTCCCTGCAGTGACTCATGTACCCGTTTTTATTATAGGCCATAAAGCAAATAGGCTTTTCGCCCTTGGGGACAGAAGACAGCCTTACTGTATTCGATTTCTCAATTTCATCGGGATGAACAATACCGCCATAATGGAAAAACTCTTTATCTTCGAACCGTTTCTGTATGGACAACTGTTCCGGTACGCTCGGGAAAAATTTTTTGTACGGAGAATTACCGTTATACCAATCACGAACCCAATCGATGTTTTCGAACTTAAAATAGGCAGCAAAATCGTAATAAACACCGTAAATGCTGCTATCGCCATCGGACATGTTAGGAATGTTTACAAGGCCGCAATATTTTTGATCAAGACTATTCTCAGCAAGAAATTTCTTAATCGGGAGGGAACCCTGATCGTTGAACGTGTAGCAAAAATCCAATATGTCTTTTCTTTCTGTTACGGGGTTGACGATTTTTTTATTGAGCCCGCGTGCTTTGCTGATTTGGCTGACCGCGTACCCGTAAAAAGTTTTGAAACACTCTTTTGAAAGGAACAGTTCCCTGTTGTCAAGAATTTTACGGATTGCAGGGTGAACTTCTCCAACTATGCAATCCTCCGGGGCAAACAACCCCTCGAGGACTGTCGGATTCGATTTGATCAAAAGCTCGAGCCACCTTCCGAATTCATAAAATACAACGTCGCTTTTTGAATCCGAAACTTGCTCCTCGTACCGGCCTCTAAGGCCCAAAAGCATTTTTTTCGGGCAAAAGAAAACACCGCCAAAATCCTCATCGGAGGTTTTGGTGTTTAGGTGGTACATATGCGAGCCGCGCTTATACTCATAAGCAATCAATCCGCTATTTCTAAGTTCTTCTATTGTCATATGGCAAATATAATAAAAAAACCGCCGAAATCAAAATGAATCCGGCGGAACAACCCCTATTCAATCACCAATAGACTGCCGACATTTTTCTTTTCGTATATACGTTTAACTTCTTTTCCGCCCACAACGGAACCAACAGTTAAATACGGCCCTCCATCGGTATCTAAGGAAGTCAAATCGTTCACTTCCGCGTTCTCGTCAAATTTCTCAAAACTACAGTAAATCGGCATCCATTCCTTTGCGGGAACTAGGATATACACATTTTCACCTTCTTCGGGGAGATACTTCAGGGTGTGCTGATGACCATAACGGCTCCCTATTTTAATATCTTTATTCATTCCTTTTCGGTATTAAATTCTTGATAACATTACCTTCGTCCGCAAATGGTGATGCATAATGCGATTCCCATACGTTTCGAATGTATTCCTGTTCTTTCATGAAAGTTGCATCGGTTCCTGCGAGCCCGCGAGTCTCAGTATCAACAACGAGGTTCTTAAATAAACGCTTCTCTTTGTAAACAAGTCTTCCGTACTTCTCACCATCATTGTATGCCGTGTTCCAATCAATATTTTCCCGCTCCATAAGCAGGCCAATTTGCTCGTCTGCGTCAAGGCCGGTAAGATCCTTATGGGAAATATACGTTTGGGCGGCCTGTTGCTTTGAATTTCGGACGCAATCATTCTGCCTCCAAAGAAAATGGCAGAACGCGGTGTTGTAGTCAGGGACGGCCCATGCCTTACAGTCGAATTCCACGAGCTTCTGCCCCTCGACCATGCCATAAAAATCGTCATACGGGAACTCGTCGCTTTCAATAGACAATGTTCCATGCGCTAAATTGTACTCCTTGAACGTATTCTGTAGTGCAAGCTGATTGAATTTGCTTGCCGCCATTGCAGCGCAAATCGACTGAATCTTGCAAAGTCGGTATCCGAACAGCGAATCAGTCATCGGGGTATCGAAATCTGTTACGAGAATGGAAATCTCGTCGCTTTGTACATAGGCAAACTTTGCCCCCTGAACGTTCTGCAGCAGATATTTTGCCGTCTCATTCATCATATCAATGAAAGTCTCGTCAAACGGCTTTTTGTATTTGTTTTTTATCATTTTGCTGAACGACCTTCCATCCAGCATTATAATGACATAGCTGTTCGGAACCAACTTATAGTCAGATAACGAACGAAAATACTCACATTTGTCTTTTAAATTTTGGAAATTCATAATCTATTCTTTTGTGTTACCATGTTCTTCCAATAAAATTGCGAATTCGTCAAAAGCCGCTTCTAACTCGTCCTCGCTTGTGTTTTTGAAATATACGCCGACTGTTTTTGTGAATACGGTTTTTTGATCGTCTCCATTTCCAGATGGCTCTCTGCCGTCACTCTCAATCCATCCATTTTTCCTAAATCGCTTTACTAATACCTTGAACGCGCAATCAAATTTAGGGTCGTTACTCAGTTCAGTGGCGTTTTCATAGCCGCCAATGCCAGTATCTGAAAGGGCCGAAGCAAAACAGCCCCTCGGAGATAGTGTAAACCTTCCTTCATCATCTTCAAAAATGAGGGCCTTGCTGTCGTTTATGTCAAACACTTTTTCTTCCATTTTGATTTACATTCTGAAACCCTGTCTCTCCATTAACCATTCGGCATACTCCTGAAAATTATTACAGCCGGCCGAATTTACTATGCTGTAAAAGTATCTGTAAACTGTCTCCAAATCAACCATCCCGTAATTGGCAAGCTCTCCGTCAAACCCAACATCCACACGCAACTCGAGCGATTCACTGTTTAATTTGTCAATCGAGCCGTGGCAATGCCCGTGTATGTGCGAAGCTCCGTGTGTTCGCCTGTTCCACGCAAGCTGAGGGTAATGGCACAGTTCAGTGCAAAAAGCCTCACCTTCCTTTATGAACGGGAACATGTCATGGCTGAATTTAGCTTCTTTTATATCCCAAATCCCTTCGAGAAATCTCTCGTTCCCGTTAAGGCTTTTATCGTGGTTTCCGCGAATAAAAAACTTCCTGCCTTTAAGTTTTTGCAGAATTTTTTCCGTCCTTTCTCGGTTCCCGAGGCAGAAATCGCCAAGATGATACACGAAGTCTCCCTTTTTCACTGTGCTGTTCCACAAATCAATCAGCCACTCATCGTGGCGTTTTATTAACTCGTCTTTGGGGAGTGTTTGTAATTCTTCCAACGAAATGCCGGCCGCGTCCCTTCTCTCAGGATGAAAATACAACTGAGCGGGATGCGAAAAATGTAAATCGCTACAAAAATATACTTTTCCACTAAATGCCATAGTAGAACAAATATACCAAAAAAATACGGTCATCTCAAATGAAATGACCGTATTCTCGAATTGTTATTTTCAATGGTTATTCTTTAGGTTCTTCCTTGACCGGTTCTTCGGGGTTTTCAGCGCCGGCCTGTGCTCCCTGCTGCTGAGCCTGATAAATCTTCGTCATAATAGGGAACCACTTCTCTTGAAGCGCTTTCTGAGCGGTATCAATTTTTTCGATATCCTTCTCCTTTGCGGCATTGCGAAGGTTCTCAATAAGAGGCTTGATTTCAGCCTTCTCCTCTTCGGTTACCTTGTCGCCAAGCTCCTCCATTGATTTCTCAATTTGGAATGCTGCAGACTCTGCGGCATTAACCTTATCGGCTTCCTCCTTTGCCTTCTTATCTGACTCGGCGTGTTCTTCAGCGTCTTTCTTCATTCGCTCGATATCTTCGTCAGAAAGTCCACCCTTTGCCTGAATGGTAATGTGCTGGTCTTTTCCCGTAGCCTTATCGGTAGCCTTTACGCTAAGGATTCCGTTACTGTCAATATTGAACTCAACCTCAATCTGAGGAATTCCACGAGGCGCAGGTGCAATGCCGTCAAGATTGAACAGACCGATCTGTTTATTATCTTTCGCCATTGTTCTATTCCCCTGAAGAATATTGATAGTCACTGCGGGCTGATTATCTTCCGCCGTTGAGAATATTTGTGATTTCTTTGCCGGGATTGTCGTGTTGGCTTCGATCAATGTGGTCATTACTCCGCCAAGCGTTTCAATACCAAGATTAAGCGGTGTTACATCGAGAAGGAGAATGTCGCTTGAATTTTCTCCTGCAAGGATGCTTCCCTGAACAGCCGCTCCAAGCGCAACAGCTTCATCCGGGTTTGCGGTTTTGATCAGATTGACTCCGAATTCCTTTTCAAGCCGTTCCTGAACGTACGGGATACGTGTGGAACCGCCGACGAGAAGGATACCGTTCAAATCTTTTGCTGAAATCTTGGCCTTCTTGATTGCCTCTTTTCCGCAGTTGATAACCTTTCCGATTTCCTTGTCGATAAGTTCCTCGAATTTTGCCTTCGTAATAGTCTGTCTTAGGTGCTGAGGCTGTCCGTCGACCGCGGTTATATAAGGAAGGTTAATCTCGGTACTTGTCGTGTTAGAGAGTTCAACCTTAGCCTTCTCTGCAGCCTCAATAATTCTTGACATTGCAAGAGTATCCTTGGAGAGGTCAATACCGGTTTCCTTCTTGAACTCAGAAACAATCCAATCAGACACAATCTTATCAAGGTCGCTACCACCGCAATAGACGTCTCCGTATGAAGAGAGTATTTCGACCACCTTATCGGAAATATCGGCAACGGAGAAGTCAAGCGTACTTCCACCATAGTCGACAACCATATATTTTCCGCCCTTTTCCATGTCAATGCCAGAGGCGAGAATTGCGGCTGTCGGTTCAGCAATAATTCTGAGGACGTTAAGGCCTGCAATCTCACCAGCTTTCTTCGTGGCCTCCCTGGCTTCGTTTCCGAAGAATGCAGGGACAGTGATAATGGCGTCTTTCACGGGCTCACCGAGATAAGCCTCGGCTGTTGCCTTCATTTTGGTAAGGATCATTGCCGAAATTTCTTCCGGAGTGTATTCACGCCCCTCTACTACGATTTTCGGATATCCATTTACGTTTTTTACTTCATATTGGACGTGAGAAATACTATCTTTGACCTCATCGTAAGTTCCGCCCATAAAACGTTTGATAAGGTTGATTGTTTCCTTAGGGCTTGTTATTTCCTGCCGTTTTGCCGAAGCCCCAACCTTTCGCTCATCGCCTTTAAGAGAAACAACAGATGGTGTGGTTCTGCCGCCTTCTTCATTAACAATAATAACAGGTTTTCCGCCTTCCACAACTGCAACCTCGCTCAAAGTTGACCCGAGGTCTATTCCAATAACTTTACTCATTATAAAATATGTTTATGAAAAATTTATTTCCAATCTGTTAAGCAAATATACAAATTTTTTTATAAAATATCAGGCCCGACGTAGTTTTCCGGAACATCTTTAATTATATTAAGGACATCGTTCCTGTTGAAAACCATTATTTCTTGAACCGGCCGGCCTTTATAATATCCGCATACTGTAAGAGACAGCGGGCAAGAATAATATTTTTCTTTTATTTTGAACCCTATACGCCTAAACTGGCTTTTTACCGGATCGTCTTCAGGATACATTGTTACACAGATAAACTGCGTATTCTCGTATTCGTTAAGCGGTTCGAATGTGTATTTCACATTTTTAAGAAGTTTGACAATCGTCTGTTGCGAAGCAAACATCGGCGTTTCTTTAAAATTAACAGTTCTTTCTTCTTCCATATTAAATTTTATTTCTCGTCGCCAATAATCAATTCCTTGGCGTACGGCAATTGTTCGACAAATTTACAAAATTCACCCCAATCTTCCTTCAGCTTGTGATCTTTGCGCTGCCAATATATCGTTTGTAGCTGTTTGTAATTCGTTGACACGCGAACAAACAACTCGGCTCCCATTGGGCAGTCGCTTATACATTTCATATATGCGTAATATAACGCGTCTCCCTTCGTCTCAGCTGCAATAGTAGTGCCGTCGCGAAGTTCGAATACAATCGGATTGCCATCGATCGGATATGCCTCCATTGAAGCGATTTCGTTATACTCTTTTATATCCTTATCGAGTTGCTCTACGCTAGTTTTCGAAACATATTTGTTACAAATTGCGTCTGCGTCCATTTTCGTGAGCTTATGCATGAGCGAACTGCTCGACACATAATCGAACCAATTGTAACGCTGAAACTGCTTCGTGATATACTGCGTATATTTCAAATCAAACGACACGCGTATTCCTTTAAGGAAATTGTCGTGGCATTTTACGTTTGGCGAGTTTTTTGAGGCTCGGACGAGCTTTTTTGCCCGCTCGAGCCCCTTATTGAATTCCTCTTCTGTATATTCAGGCATTTCAAGCCTCATTGCGTTTCTGCACGATGTTATGCTTTCAACAAGATCGTACACACGCACATTTTTAACCTCTAACATTCAGTACCTTTTTACAAAGTTCAACGGTTTCGTCTTTTCCTAAAAATGTCATCGCATTTGATAAAGCCTTTATTAGCTCGCTTGCGGAACGCTCACGGACCAAAAGCTCGTTTGCCCTGATAAACTCCCTAATATGCTCTTCGCTCATTCGCTCCACAGGGCCGGGTATCTTATACTCTTCCCTCAGTTTTTTAAGCTCTTCAAGCGGAGTTCCTGAATCTATTGCGGATTTTATCTCCTTATTTAACTTCCTGTTATATCCATCTATGATACCGGCGTTCATGGCATCCATGGCTTCTATCTCTTCTGGAGATACTTTTTCTTCTTCCGGAATCCCACGCCAATCCATATTGGCTTCGGTTTCAAAACCTTCGTACATACTTTTATTTACTTAAATAAATGGTAAAATTCTTTTAAAGAGCCATTCAAGCTCATCAAAATCCTTCCGTACTTCAGCCTCGGAATACTCTGTTTTGGTTTCCTCCTGTTCGGTTTCGTTTGTCTCTTCATTTTCCGTCTCATCGGATTCCTTTGCGAGTTCTTCGGCGTCTTCTTTCGTTCTTACGATATACCAATCTTCTGCGAAAATGTCGTCAAATTTAGGGAGCCAACCAACTGTTATAGCTCCACGGTCTTTTCTTTTTGGGCAAAAACATATCGCCCGTCTGTCCCAAGCCGGACCGCAGTCATAATGCCAAGTTGCATCGTCGCCTTTTCCACTGCACTGTCCGCCTGTCTTATCATACACGGAAGACAAGTCGGCCGTAGTGAAAAAATCAAGCCCACAGGCTAAAAACAAAAACCCGTTTCTCCAACCTCTCCTTGCTACTCGTTCACCCCTTTTAAGGGCGTCAATAGCTGTTTGAAAATTTGCCATGTTAATTATTATATCTTATATTAGTTATTTGTGCCCATTCTGAATCCTTGAATTCTTCCAGGGTCTTCGAGTTCGTATAGCTCATTGCTGAGCGCAAATAGTCCGTCTCATTCTCTGCCCATCCTTTAAGGTCAAATTCGACTTTTTGGTATTTAAGCAGACCTTCCGATGTTTTTAGCTTTTTTGTTTCAGAACTGTTAGCCTTATTGATAAGGCTCTGTGCTATTTTCGTGCTCATTCCGAAATTCTCTTTCCATACGGTAAGTTTTCCCGTTTTTACGAGATGATAAACGTATTCATAGTCACTCTTTGGGACTTCTTTGCCGAAATAAAACAGCGTTTTTATAGGGCGGGCTATTTTTTTGCCCCTTATGTTCCAATAAAACGTTCCGTAAGTAGTCTTTCCTGCACTCTCAATAGCCTTATTGAAAAGACTGCCTATCATTGCATAATCTGCATATATAAGAGCCTTTTGAACATCCCTGAATCCCTTGATTCCGCCGTCAGCGATGATTTTACATTTGCCGCCTATAGACCGCTTTATTTCGTATATCTCTTTAAGGAGCGAAAAAACGGGAAAATGCACTGCAGTGTTCGAACTTGTTGAACATACGTTTCCGGTCCCGATTGATACTCGGCAATAATCTACTCCGGCTTCTTCATAATCAGCGTAAGTTTTCGGATTTGCGATATTTCCCGTCATAATAAGCATTGAGTCTCCGTATTTTGCCTTCAGCTCCTTAACGAGACCAAGGAGGCATTTCATGTGCCCGTTCGCCAAGTCAATGCATACGCGTATCGGCATATCCGCTACTCTATATTCAGCATACTTATGCACATATCTTTTTGTGATTTTGAGCTCAATTTCAAGTTCTTCGGCTCTGTTAATGAAAATATCCCTGGCCTCATTCAGCGAAAATGCAACAAAATTACCTTCGTTTTCAAAAAGGTATTTAAGCCTTTCATCAACAGAATAGCTTCTCGGTATTACAACGCGGATTCTTGCAGCGTTGAAATCTCCTGCGTTTTCGATTGAAACAACAGAACTCATGCAACTGGCAAATATTGGCAAATAGCCGTCTTCATCGTACGGGTTGCATTGGCTCCTGCTGCAAATGTCCGTAAGCTCTTCCGGAACAATGGTAATGTCGTCGTAATTAAGCTTTATTCTTTCGCTCATGGTTTAAAATACAATTGTCAAATTCTGTTACTGCATTTAAAAGGTCTTCCGTCAAGAAGCTGATAGCCTTTTCCGAAATGTATGAAGGGACACCGTAATAGGCGCCGGCTATCGCGCCGGTCATATCGGCAATTGTGTCCGTATCGCCGCCAATCTCTATTGCGTTAATAATTGCATCGCTATACGAATCTGATTCAAGGAACGCAACAATCGCTTCAGGTACCGTTGTTTGACAGGTCGCGTCAAATTTATGTGACCTTCCGACTATTTTATACCCATCAAGCGTCACATAGTCTTCTACTTTGTGTTCGAGGTTATACCCGAAATCAGATTCAATTCGGCTTCTAATGTATGGTTTCCCCTCTCCGCGTCTTGCAAGATATATTGCAAGAGCTATTGCCTTCGCGCCCTTAATGCCTTCTGGGTGGTCGTGTGTGACCTTAGCGGACCATTCTGCAAGGCGTAGACAATCATTTTCAGTCTTCGCAAAGAAGCCTACAGGAGAAACCCTCATTCCTGCGCCGTTGCCAAAACTCCCCATTGGTTTAGGCTTCGGTAAATTCAACCAATCCCTAAACATATGCCCATAACCGGCATAGGGATGGGCCTTTCCGAATTTACGAAGCTCATTATTAAGAATTTCAAGGGACTTTTCTTCGGCGAGCCCCTCACTCTTAACGAGCCAACTTGCTACAGCGCACGTTAAAACGGTGTCGTCGGTATATTTACACCCATTCTTGAAAAATTCTATATTGGACAAATCGGTTGCATTGTGCCATTCATATACGCTTCCGATTATATCGCCCGCTATTCCTCCAATGAAATTGTACATTAGTTGTTAAAATTTATATTTGATCTGAACAAAAAGCCACAAAGAATTTCTAACCCGAAAGCTTGCCAAAATGTTATCTGTGGCCCATTAAACAACGATGGTATCAGCCAATTCCATAATAGTTGAACAGGCCAAGTGAATAAAAGCGAAAGCCCAACAAATAGTAGTACTGCTAAAAATGGCAAAATGAACGGGCTTCTTGAATTTCTTTCGTTATAAAGTCCCATAAAAACAATAGTTTACTTCGCAAATATACGATAAAAATAACGGATTTCGTAGAAACCCGTTACACAGCTTTTTTGTTTACATTTTGTCTTATGTACTCAATGGACTTTTCGATAATCCTGTTGATTCTGTATGCCTGAGTATGGTATTTTTCGCCAATCTCTTCGTCGGAATACGGGGTTCCGTCATATTCTCCAATTCCGAATTTCATTTTAAGGATATCGGCCTCAGTGTCAGTAAGGAACGACAACGCATATTCAAGCTCGCTGTTGATGGCCTCCTGCTCAGAAACTGTTTCGTAGTCATTGATGCAGGCGGTCGCCGAGTTGAAAATAGCGGAATTTTCAACGGAATAATCATCAGAAACCTCCTCTTCGATTGACATCATTGAGTTATCAGAAAGGAATTCGTCGCTTTTAGCCTCGATATTGAACGTCTCTTTCAAAATCTCCTTCACCTCTTCACGCGAAGGCATCCTGCCGTTCTTTGCGTAATATTTCTGACGGATGGTGTCCGCTTTCTTTGCCATCTGCCCGACAGGTGCGGATCTTGACACGGTATCCCTGGTTGTCATCAGGTAATAGTTCATCCCTCGGCGGATATACCACACACCATAGGTGAAGAATTTATAACCGCGTGTCGGGTCAAAAGCCCTTAATGACTCCTCGAGTCCGATTACGCCCTCATTGACATAATCCATGAGCTCGTCCTCATTCCTTGCATAAATTTTAGCAATCGAATAAATAAACCTCAGGTTGCCGTTTATGAGACGGTCTTTTGCCTCTTTGTCACCGGCCTTCGCTTTCAAGACCAGCTCCTCTTCCTCTTGTACGGAAAGAAGCGGAAGTTTTCTCATATCGGTAAGGAAAACGTTTAGGCACTTGCTTGTTCTAAAATATTTCGAAGTTTCTCCTACAATCATATTCGTTTCAAATTTTATCTAAATTTTATTTACTGCCAAATTAATATACGCCTTTCGGGCGGAAAAGTTTCACATTATTCGAAACTTTCTGCAAATTTTTTAAGCATTTCCTCAGAAAGTTCCCACCTCTTACATTTTGTCGTCGGTTTTTTCAGCGGTATCGGCTCCATTTTTAGCTCGCCAACGAGTTTGTACCCGTTAATACCTTCAATGGCCTCTTTGGCTTTCTCGACCGCGTCAGATAGGTTCTCTTCGTTTTTGCAAACAAGGTCGTCGTCATTGTTTATTTGGCAATATGCGCAATTAAGGCACATTTTTTTATTTCGATGGCCGTTCGGACATTCGCCATCGACCATTTCAAGCCCACAGTACGGGCAAAGATTCTCAGTCTTACTCATCTCGTTCCCAAATCCTAATTCTATGATCGCACTTATAGGTACCGGCAGTAATCCCGCCCTTTACAACGAATTGATGAATGATATCCTCAATATCCTTCATGTGCTCAATGACAAATGTATGGGCATCAAGCAGGCGCTGTTCGACATTTTCGGGATATCTTGGTCCGTCAGCATTTTCAGCGGTTTCTGGAATAACCTCATTGTAAACGCCAAGGATAAGCGCAAGATCCTCAAGCAAGAATGAGCCGCCATAAATACTGTTGTAATCAAGTCCCCATCTCGGGGCCTGTTCATCTGACAAGTCGCTGATTTGCGGGGTTTCCGTAAAATTGAAGTGTGGTATAAGCCGTATCACATCTTCACTAATGGTCAATTTTTCAATCATAGTGCAAAAATAATAAAAACTATCTATTTTTCAAAATCGTCTTTCTTGATCGTGATTATATCATCCCTACGTTCATTTTTTGGCCTGTATTCATAACCGTCTGGCATTTTCCTGAAGATTCCGTGCTTCCTCTCCCATTCGATTTTCGCTCTCGCCATAGAATATTCCTCCGATGATATTTCCCTTTGCTTGAATTTTGCACGGAGCTCAGCTATCCTGCGAAAAAATTCCAATTTCCTATCGCGGCTTTCAAAAATGTATATATCTAAGTTTACTGCGTCACAATGTTCAAACACATCCGAAAAAATTCCCATTATAACGTCTCTGTCTCCATTACCCTCGAATCTGCCGAACCCAAGAAGAGGAGAAGCTATTTTTTGCCCCTGAAACCTCTTTTTGACGAGTTCGAGGCTTCTCTTTAACGCGGAATAATCTATCGAGTCTCCGCCTTTGTATCCGCCTTTGTCTATATAGCAAAAAACAAACGTGATTCCGTCCATCTCGGATGTTGAAATCGTTCCCATCCGTCTCCTGTCCCCATATCCTCCAAGCTCCCACTCCGATTTTTTAATTCCATTGAAATTAGCGGCTATTTCGCTCTTGAAACCAGAATTAAAAGAATTGTTCAATCCCATAGGAATCAGGATTATATCATAGTCATGTATTTTCGGCATTAAATCCTCTGAAAAGACATGAATCATGCTTCTTCCTCCGTTTTTTCGCTGTCTACGTAGTAAGTGAAGCTGTGCCTACCGATTTTTATGTTTATATCATCCACGTCGAAATCTATTTCTCCCTCTTGGTTGAACCTGTAATGAAAATCCTCATTCAATTTATCGAGGATTTCTTTGCTCTCGACAGGTATTGATATATTGAAGCGTTCTTCCCCGTAGCCGGCTCGCCATAATGCATTGGATATGTTGACAAGGTCATCGAATTTAAGTATCATTTCTTTAATATCCTGTTTAACTTTTCAAAAAAGGTTTCTTTCTTAGGCTCGTCAATGACTTCTTTATCAGCTTCGGCCGGCAATTCAGAAAGCAAGTCTTCAGCCTTGAAAGACTTTTTAATCGCGTCAGCAAATGCGTTTTTCGAGTCGTTCAATTCCTTGTCGATTGACGCTTTATCTTTCCTTAATTGCGATATCTGGTTATCAATGAAGCCGTTGAAATTATTCATCTTCAAAAATTGGGGTGCTTTTATCTATAAAATCGTCTATATTCCACAGCAAATGACAAATACCGGCACAATAACATGCGTCGAGAATCATAGCAAGCCACCATAGGCCGGTGCCTCCTAAGATTATGTTGAATGGAGATATTGCGACGCCCGGAACCAGGAACCAATCAAAAAGCGAAAAAACCCACCCAACATTCGTCGGGAAACAGGTCATACACTTGAATAGCATTCCGAAGTTGTCTCCAATTTTTTCCGCCCATAGCCTCAGCCTGAAAAAAATATTAGCAGGTCCGTACGATTGTGTGAATAAAACGCTTATTCCATACACGAAAAAAGTGTATGCAAATATGATCAACCAAGTCATTCCTCTATGCTTTTTTCAACAAAATCCATTAATCCGGTATCACCGGAATCTTTCGGTTCTTCCTTTACCACAACCTCGTTTGCCTCTTCCTGCGGTTTCTCTACCGCAGTCTTTACCTTTGCGGCTACCTTCTTTCTTGGCTTGAACACGAATTCTATTGTCTTTAGCTTTTCGATGCTCTTTTCCGTCAAGAAAATGTTCTTCAATTCCTCAACTTTTTCTTTCAGCAACTCAGCCCTTTCCAACAGCCTTACATTCAAATCCACCGCATACTCAAGTGAATCGAATAAAACGTCAGAACCCTTATCAATCTCAGCAAGGAAGCAAATTCCGCCTTCGATGTTCCTGACTTCGACGCCATACGCGTTTTTTATTTCCTGTACGGGTACGGACCAATTTTTCGGTATCCTTAATACGGCGTACTGGACGCCATCTTCCATACTCACGTTATAAACAAGGAGGTATGGCTTTAATTTCTCTATCCTATCTTTCAGTGCCATTAGAACAAATCAAACCCTGTGAAAATTATTGTGAAAATATATGATAGCGCGAGTCCGATGTAGAGCCACACTCTCCCATTTTTCGTATCGAACTGAGCACGATCGTTGAACCATGCGAACATGAATTCAGCGGCCTCTTTCACCACATATAGAATGCAAAAAATCAATATGAAAACAAGCAGTTTAGTTATAGCAACCATTTTGTCACATTTTCTACAAATATATAAAAAAAATCCGAAAGCTGAACAGCAGCCTTCGGATAAACAGTATGAACCGAACGATTAAAACTTGTAGATTACTGTTCCGCCAACGTAAACTTTCTTCTTCTCCCAATCGTGAAGCATCATCGCCGATACGCCGTATTTGTCCTCGAAGAACATTCCCGCATTTATGATATAAGACGGCATTGTCGTTATGCCGGCGCCGACGAATGGAGCGTATTTCTTTCCGACGACTTTCGTTATCGTTGTGTTTTTGTTCGCAGGAACAAACGTCGATTCCAATGAAATAAGCCTATTGTACTGCACTTTCGCGGAAACATTTGCAGTTCCGACGGTGTCTGCATCAAAAATCGTTTCGTTATACAATCGCTCTGTGGCCCAGTCTTTTACCACGGCCGCCGTATCTTCCTTTGAAACGTAAATTATGGAATCACGGGTACTGACAGGGAACAGGTCTGAGAATTTTCCGCTTTTTATGCATTCCTCGATAATGTTTGCCGTGTCGGCCGGATGCGTAACAGCATACGGGACGGGCTCGTACTTCGTTATCTTGATAGTATCGCCGGGCAAATATTTTATCTCGGGCGCCTTTTCGTCATAGTGGATGGTTTTCCTTCCGGCGATAAAACTACCGCCGAGTAAAAGAACCGCAAGGAGGATTATTTCAACCGCTTTCATCACTTTGCTTTTAGCGGCTTTTTTAAGAGCCCCCTTAATTAACATTAAGGCGGAACCGAAAGCCCCGCCTTTAACTTTATTTTGCTTTAACGTTTGACTCATCTAACAATGGTGAAATGCTTGAACCATATTTATGAACAATTCTTACTAGGGCGTCCGCAGTGATATTTTCCGGTCTCTCTAAAAATGATATTCCGAGAATTCCGATTTCCCTCATATTCGCTCCGTACATCATTTGGAACACGAAGTATTTGCCACCGTTAAGCCTCATTCGGTTATAAAATCTCTCGTCAAGACTTATAAGCTCATCGATGCTTCCTATCCAATAACCGCGCTCATAAACGATATTTGCGAAATTGTACCTTGACAGCGATACGTTCTGTATTTCGTCGCTAATGTCGTCAGTGCCGTCATTTATGAAGGTTAAGTCGCCGAATTGCCACTGTAGGCCGCTTGGATTTGATTTTCCGTTATGGAACTCGAGGATATAAGCACGTTCCGCATCCGTTTCCAACGCAAGTTGGTTCAACTGGGATCTTATAATCGGGGCCGTTTCCATCCGATAATCAATCGAGGCGTTGTGTTTTTCTGCGATATATTGGTTATACCTTTCAAATATGACGCCCGGATTCGTCGCCAAATAAACCATCCAAGAGAAAAATACAAAGAACAGCGTGCCGATAATCATTTTACCAATGCCATGCTTAGCAATGAGATCCATCACCTTACTGAATCCGCCTAATGTTTCATCAGATATTTTAGTTTCTTGTTTTTTTACTTCTTCAGACATGGTGAAAAGGTATGTTTTACTACTTTATCAGACTTCTTGACAAATTCATGAAATCTTCGAAATTGCTGTTCTCCGCGATACGCTGTTTTACCGTCGCAGGAGCGTAATCCTTATTTGTTTCATAGTTGAACAACTGATTCATCCTGTCAAGCTGCTCTGAAAGAACCCTTTCGTTTGAGTAACTTATGACATTTGTCTCGATTATACCGGTCGCTTCGCTTTTCACGCATTCAACAAGATACTCGTTATCTGCAGCATCTTTCATGTAAATTTTCTGACCGTCAATTTTATATTCCTCCGGTATTCTTGAAAGCATTTGGGCTTCGTTGAGGAATTTGGTATTTTTAAACCTAAGCCTCTTGGCTTTCGGCGCTGAATTTTCGTACATGGTATTTTTCTTTTTATTTTCGTCTTTCATATTATGACCCTGTATGCCTGAATCTGCAAGTTTTTTCTTTAAATCATTGGTCTTGTCGGCATCATCTGAGAAATATTTCTTTATTTTCCCATCATTGTCAAATTCAGCGGCTTTCTCTATGCCGTTTTCCATTTCCAATTTGGAAGTATATCCCTTCGCCTGTGCGTCGACTTTGTCTTTGAAGTCCTTCCCAGGATCCGTCCTCGGGTTATAGTCAAGCGTGGTTCTGTTTCCATCGGATTTCTCGGGAAGCTCGCCCTTCTTCTCCTTCCGCAAACCACCATCATAATCCTTCGCGGACTTCTCCGCATCCTTGTAGGACTTTTCGTTATTGCGCTTATTATCAGACATGACATTCGGACCAAGTTTCGGATCGAACTCATTCTTGCTTTCCTTAATAATGCGCTTCAATTCTCCCACTGTGTAACTGATAGTGCTCATTTTATTAATATTTTCTTTTATTATAAATATTTTTTATTTTCGTTTTAATCACCAAGGACTTCTGTATTTGTTATACATCGAGTACCATTCGGAAAACAGGCCCGGTGTAAACTTTTGTTCGTAGAGCTTCATTTTCTCATAACTGTTGAATTTTCCGCTCTTTATCTTTTCGTCTACTTTCTTCGCCTCTTCTGTGGATAAGCGTTTAATCCTTTCAAAGTCAGAATTGAATGGCCTCTGCATATCATTTATCTCCTATCCTTCTAACACTGAAGCCTGGTTTTCTTTCGAAAGCGGAATCGTCTGCGGATCCGTCAGGTTTCTTGAATGTCATACAGCCCGGTCTAACTGGGCCAAGTTGTCCGTCGCTTGTCTGTGATGCTACGGAAAACGTTGTTGTTGCACCGCCAACTTCACTTTCGAGGATTGTTTTCAATTGTTCTTCGGTAACGAAAACTCGTCTAGTTTTTTTCTCGGCAACAAGCGTCTTTCCGAGTACGTTTTCAGGCTTAACGCCGTTATCATTTTTCTTCTCTTTCGGCCTTCCGCCGATCACTCGCCTTTGGACCTGCCCGAACGGGACGTCATAACCAACGTCGCCGCGGCTCGTCTCAGCGCCAACTGAATCGCACGAAGTGGCTCCGCCAATGGCCCCGCCTTCACCTTCTTCCTTTATTCCTCCGCGTTTTTTGTAAACTTCGCCATCGGGCCCGTTAAGTATTTTGTTTTTCATATCCTCTTCGTCAGCAAAAACAGATTCATTCACATTATTCTCAAATTTCTTGATGTAAATCTTGTATATCCGTCTTTCAAAATCCTTTTTACGAACCTTGAATTTTACAACGTATTTCGCTTTCTTCTCGTCCGAATTCGTAGAATCAAGTATTTTCTCGTGGCGTTCCAACACTTCCCTCTTTATCAAATTGTCAATCAGCCACTTCCTGCTAACGCCGTTGTCTTTTAGATATTTGCTTGGCTGAGCGTCTATCGGATTTTTAAGCAGTTTGGCAAGAAACGCCCTCACCTCAGATAAAAACCTGAAATATGTTACTTCGCTACTCATCTTCCAAGGTTTTTAAACAGAGAATTATGCTGCCAAAGAACCCTGAACAATTCGACGACGACATCGGATGCGAGTTCCTTGACACGCCTCTCAAAATCACGATCGTTTTTTATCGCGGGCCATATGTCTGATTTCTGAATTTCTTCAGTAATCATTTCAACCATTTTATCCTTATTGACAGCCATAAAAACAATTTATTACATAATAAATATAAAACCAACACACTAAAACAAAATAAAACCGAGCCAAACGGCCCGGTCTTATATAACAATTACATTTGCCAAATTAAGATTTTTTCTTTTTCAGTCTGTCGAGCAAATCAGTAGAAGCACTCCACTCATCGCGCCAATTCTTATAGAAGCCGCTAAGCTTCCTAAGAATGTTAAGCACGTCGTCAGTAAGAGCCAATCCGTCAACGAAAATATACGGAGCATTTGTCACGTCATTCAAGCTAAACTGGAACTTGAGACCGGCAATGTTGGGGATACTTCCGCTGAATACGAGGTTCCCGGACGTAGGATAAAAAATAAGCGGGTTTTCCTCGGCATTATCACTTGCGTCGGCGAATTTCGCGCCACCGCTAACAGTCTTTCGGAAATTCTCTATTTGATTTTGAAGAACATTCTGTCCGAATTTCGGGTCGTCAGTAATTGGAATCGCGTCTTCCTCTTCTTTGCTGTCGGATTCCTCATTCAATACAGATTTGTTCAAAGATGCATCCCTTACCGCAGAAATCATTTCCTGCGTAATTTCGTATTCTTCGTTAATTTTTGTTTTTCTGCGTACCATACTATTAAATAGTTTCACCTACGCCATTCCAGAAATCATTGAAGCTTGGATTGTAGAAAACCTTTCGGGGCTTGTTTTCCGGCTTTTTCGCTGTGCCCTCAATCTTGGCGATATCCTTTTCAAGCTTCTGCTCAATTTCAGTAACGCGTTCAATCTCTTCCTTTACGGTTTCTTCGATGTTGCCGGATTCGGCAAGCTTCTCATTGAGCTTCTCCTCGGGATTCTCGAATTCCTTGACAAGATTGCCAAGTTCTTCCGCCGTAATCTCCGTTTCGCTTTCTGCTTCTTCAGCTGCAGGTTCCTCGGCGTTCGCCGTTTCTTCCGCGGCCGGCTCCTCGACGCTTACAGTCTCGCTTTCAGCCACGGTCCCATCTTCCACCTGCTGTTCCTCGACTGCTTCATTATTGGTTTCATCAACAACAGCGTTGTTAACTGTTACGTTTTCGTCAGCAGCCGCATTCTCAGTCTTCGGCTTTCTGGTTCTTGTAGTCTTTGTCTCTGCCATATTTTTTAAAAGTTTTTAATTATCGAGAAAGATATTTGCTGTCCATGACCATCGCCTCAGAACGTAGTTTTCTAAAGGCCTTTTCAATTATCTGCCTTACCCTCTCTTTTGTTAATTTATATTTTTTTCCGATTTGTTCAAGAGTATATTCCTTATATCCGAGCCTGCCGTAGTACATGTTGATCATATCAGACTCGCGTTCATCGAGTACATTAAATACCGTATCAATAAACTTTTTTAAGTCGCGCTCGTCCTCGTTTTCCTCTTCGTCTATCTTGAAAGCCTCATCTTTTGGATTGGCAATCTTTACGGCCGGATTATCTTCGTCCTCGCCGGTATCGTAGTCAGTTTCACAGGGAAGTTCGGATTCTGGCATTTGCCCGCGCTTCGTGAGGGCATATTGCATTCGCTGTATTATCCACCATTTTGAATACGTTATAACTTTAACGTCCTGGGATATGTCGAATCTTTCAATTGCATCAATAAGGCCCTTATTCGCTTCCGATACGAGATCACAAAATTCAAGCCCGCGGCCAACAAAGCCGGCTGCGAGTTTACAAGCATATTTCAAATTGGAGGTTATGAGCTTATTCCTTGCGTCTATGTTACCATTACTCTTATATTCATACAACAAAGCGCGTTCTTCATCTCTCGACAAAGGTTTATACGGCTTTATGCTTTTCATATACTGCTTTAAAGCATTATCTGAAATAGGTTCACTTTTCTTGGACATTTAATCCATCACTATTTTTTCATATCTGTTTATTTAGTAAGTTAAACTTAACGACCTAAAACAAATATACAATAAAAAATTGAGAACGCGTTAAGCATTCTCAATTTTCGAAATATTGTTCTCTTTTTTCACCACCAACGAAGTCTGATGCCAATCGGCAATGGCTTTCAGGTGCGTGATTTCCAATATGAACGAGTAGTCTTTCACGATTTTATCGTAAAGCCGTTTTACGTTGTCATAATTTTCATCGGCGACGCCGCCAAGTATTTCATCGAACACAACAAAGCACGGCTTGCTGAACGTGGACATTTTACTCAAAACGCTTCTCAGCGCAAGGCTTGCCACTGTCTGTTCGAGGCCGGAACCGCTTCCCAACGAACGTCTGACCCCGTCGTGCAACATATGGAAAGCGACGTCATTCCTGTTGTCAATAGAAACTTCTACGTCAAAATCGCAAACGTCCGAAAGAAGCCTGTGAAGTTCTCCGTTAATCATTGGAAGCGCATTCCTCAGTACAATCTTTGAAATTCCATTCTTCCCAATCATGTCGAGATAAAGCTTCCATGTCTTGACGAGTTTCTCTTCAGACTCGATTACCTCAATCAACGACTTATTTTCGGAAATCGCTTTCTTATTCGCCTTTATATCGTTCCTCGCATCATTCATTTTGCTTTCAAGATCCCTTGAAATGGAAGTCTCGACCTTGATGTTTTCGTCAATGACATTGATTTTCGCGTCAACTTCATTATTGTGGGCAATGGCCTCTTCGTTCTTCTTCAAGTCGCGAAGAATCCTGTTGCACTCCTTTAACTTACCGCGAAGGTTCTCGATATCCGACTCGTTTTTCTCTATTATGAGCTCGAGCTTTATCTTTTCATTGTATTTTGCCCTGTCGGCTTCTTTTTCATCAATTTCCTTTTGAAGCTTCTTTATTTTCTTGTCGAGCTTAGTTAGTTTCTCGCTCGATTCCTCAATCCACGCCTCCGCTTCGGAAATTGCCTTCGTATTGTCGACGCCCTTCAACTTTGCGCCGCATGTTGGGCAGAATTCACCCTTTTTGAGCGCATTTACCTCATTTTTCTTCCTGGTAATGGATTTTTCAAGGTCATTTGCTTCAAAAGAGAGGTTCCTCTCCTCCTTTACGAGGCCTTTATATTCATCTTCGTCAAATACAACGCTTTTCAGGGCTTCGTATTTCTTCTCATTCGCCTCCTTCTCTTCGGCCTTCCGTTTTCCGTCCTCTGTTATCCTCTCCTTGGACTCTTCAACGGTATGTTTGTCAACATTCGCGATTTCATCGTCCAATTGGAGCCTCGATTTCAGCAAAATGTCCCTCGTTTCGCGGTAATCGTCTATCCTCTTGTCGGACTCCTCCTTTTCCTTGCTCCATTTTACACCATTCTCAATGAGTTCCTTGTTGGCCTCCTCGAGTTCAATGTTCTGTCCGGCCAGATCTTCTTTGTTGTACCTGTTCATTGTCAGTTTCGGACTGACTGACTTGTTGAAGTACTCCCTCGCAAGCTTATCTTTCTCCTCAAGTGGAAGAAGACCTATCCATCTTGAAATAAGTCTGCCTCTATCGGTATCCTTCAACGAGATAAGGCCCTTCAAATTGGATGAATCGACGCAAATCATAAGGTCAAAATCGGACTCGTTTCCGATTGCGTCCTTGATTGCCTTGTTCGTTTCGCGATTGCCGGTTCCACTCTCATTCTCAACGTCTTCGTCGTCATCAAGGCTCACATATTCACCGTTCACAAGCTTAAAGTATTCAACTTTATTGGTTATCTTGCTGCGTTCGGTGCGTTTTTTCAACTCAGGACGCGACAAAACCCTTTTAATCACATAGTCGATTCCGTCTATTGATATGCAGCCCTCGACAGTCATTTCCGTGGCCTCGGGAATGTGGTCATTGAATGCCCTTGCCAGCGTCCATCCCGATTCCCTTGACGTTACTTTTCCGAAAAGCAGGAACCTGAAAAGATCAAGGCAGAAAGTCGTCTTTCCTCCCTGATTTGCAGGCTCAGATGTAAGGAGGACTAGTCCTTTCAACTTTGTAAGGTCTATAAAGTTGTCAGGGCCAAACGACATGAAATTTGACCATTTTATCCACTTGATTGAATATTTCTTGTGTTTATCATATAGGTCATAGTTTATCTGACTATTGATCAAATTGTCAATTTCATTGAGCTTTTCCGAGTCATAGTCTTCTATGCCGTTCTCCTTAATGTACACGGAAAAAAGTGACTTCTGAAACGCAGGGTCCTGAATGTTTTTGGCCGCATCCATTACCAATGCATCCTCGCTGTCACCATTAACGGTTATGAAATCCGGCTCAACTTTTACGCGTTCCCTAGGAATCCCGTATTTGCTTGCGAATTTGAACGCTATGTTCTCTTCCCCCTCCCGCGAATAATCGGAAGGCTTAACGTGCCATTTTACGGTGACACTTGCCCTTTCTCCTATTTCAACCTTTCTCATCATTTTACGTTTATTGTTCGTCTTTTTGGCTGTCTGTTGCCAGTTTTGTCTGAAATATCATCTTTTTTCTCGACATTTTGCTGAGATTGAATCTCCGTGGAACCGTTAGACGCGTCATTAGCCGTTTCGGTTGCTGTCTCGTCATCCCCGTATATCAATTCGTCCATTGAAACAGGTTCGAGGTTATTTTTCTCCATATAGTCGGAAATTTCCTTCTCTGTCTCCTGAGCCTCTTTCATTCCACGGAAAAAGGTCTCGTTGAACTTTCTCATCGCCGTATCCAATTCATCCGTACCCTTGAAAAATTTTTGGTTGAATTTCTTGGTAATCTCCTCAAATTCCTTGGGGTCGCTCAATATCCTCTTAACTTCAGCGTCGACGGCGTCTTCGAAAGCCTTGTTCCCGTACATAACGAACTCCTGGCTGTCCTTCTTTAAGAACGGAGCGTCACCGTACTTGTCTTCCATAAACGCCCTTTTAAGCGTGCCATTCACATACTCGCCCAACTTCAATCCGTTGAGTTTGCAGTACGATCTTATGTCATCAAGTAGTTTTTTGTTAATTTCCATAGTGCAAATATACGCAAAATGTTGATAATTTGCAATCTTGTTTTATTTTTTAGCAAAAAGCGTAACATGAAAGAAACAGAACTCATAAATTCTGTACTTCCGAAAATACTCGGTAAAGAAGATGTCAAGCTATATCCGCATCAAGAGAAATTTATCAATACCATCAACGCGAATAAATGCACCTGCGTAGTGAAGGCAAGATGTGTCGGATATACCGTATCATATCTAATCCATTCCTTGTTTCGCCTCTATGAACTATATAAGACGGACAAGCAGTCATATGAAAAAAGCGTTTTTGCTATGGTATTTTGCAATGCCATGGCTGCAAAATATGCTGAAAACTTTATGAAAAACGCGTTACGCTATTTTGAAGAAGGGGGATTTGTCGCAGAAGCGCTTTCTCACTTAAATTTTTTGTCACCGGGCAGGGCTGATAATTGGATGATCTCGCAAAGGGAGCGCCGGATAGAAGAATTGTACCTCGATGAATATGAGTTTTTGGAAAACGTCGATTTTCTCGCACAGCTTTCCATTTCATTTGAAATATCCAAAGTGATTGGCGTGACAACATTGAAAAATGGCACATCGAATGCACAAAAATTCATAAACAAACTTTCGCCAAGCGTTATAATCACTCCTTGGTATGAGTGTTCGAAATTCAATAAGAACCTCGAATGGGAGAGGCTCGGCGTGATAATAAAGGAACCCACGATAAATAAAGATGGAGACATTGCATACAACCCTGAGAAATGGAGGCTAATGATTTCAGATTGGTGGACGCCGACTAACGAATGGTACAGAAAAATGTGTAAGTTAATAGAACCAACTTTTAATCAAGAACTTAATTGCAAAAATGATAAACGAATCTTCATCTGATAAAAAATACCCGAAATTGATTCTCGGGTTGGACATAAGTACCGCTTGTATTGGCATCGCTATTATATATGATGATGGTGAAGCCCTCCCACAAATAGAGCTAATCTCGCATGTGTCCCCTAAAATATCGAAAGAGATAAAGGGGATAGAAGCCCTTATATTAAGGAAGGAAATTTTTGAGGAGAACTTCCTGAAGAAAATGGACGAGGTTCTCAGTGGAATCCAATGCCCGCTTAAGGAAATAACGGACGTTGTCATTGAATCACCTATGGTGTACGCTTCTGGTGGCTCAAACGCTGAGACTGTCGCGCAACTCCTGCAATTCAACGGAATATTGTCAGACGCGGTCTACAGGGTGCTGCATATAGTTCCATCGTACATTTCAAGCTACGACGCGAGAATGCATTCGTTCCCGTCACTACTGTCAATCAGGAAATACAACAAGAAAGGTGTTGTATATCCGCTGTCACACATTAAAAAGGCTATAAGCGATAATCATCTTATCCTTTTCGGCTCATACCCGTTCGACTGTGACAAAAAACTGATTATGATGAACTGTGTTTCCGAGCTATACCCGGATATTCCTTGGATATATAATAAAAAGGGTGAGTTGAAGAAAGAAAACTACGATTCTTGCGACGCATTGGTTTGTGCGCTTGCGTTCAGTAACGACAATAGGCACGGAATTGATATGGATCCGAAAATAACGTCAAGCACGATAGAGGAAACTGACGAAAAAACGACCATTAGCTATACCGTTAGCATTTGGGGCAAACTGTTTTACGATAAAAAATTGGAAATAGATAAAGATAAAATTTGTTCTGATTCATAACACTTGGTTTAACGTTCTAAATATTAAACGGGCCCGCCATCTGACGGGCCTTTTTTTAATCCTGTTATCGTATTTATTAAAAGATAAAACACCAAGAAAAATATGAGTGATTACAGAGATATATTAGGTACTGCTTTCGTCAGCGGATTTACGCCGGACGTATGCGGAACCTCTGAACGCTACTACACTTGGGGCTCATTTATCGACCTTTGCGGTATGTCTGTCGAAGACTATATGAAAGAGGCATCACGCGGAGACGGAGGTGGTGGGCAGCAAAGCGGTGGCACGAAAACAAAGAACACCATCACTCTATCGATGCAATCCGGATCAGACGGCACTTATCATATTAAAGCTGCCGCCGAAAAGGTTTCGGAGGAGGATGTTATCGTATCGTTCAACCTAGAAGGGGTTGGCCAACAGGTCATTGTTATTCCGGCCGGTACGAAAGAAGTGGTTTCAACCGTTTCTTCGGCGGACGGAAGCAAATATGCGGTTATCAGCGGGGCTGTTGCAACTTCCGAGGACGAGAAATTCAAATATTCAGTCAAGAACACAATCGAGACCGGGTATTTCGAGCTCGTTATTATTAAAGATGGTGAAAAAACGGTTGAAACCGTTAAATACGATACGGATGTCACAGTACCTGTACTTGACGATAAGTACGGCTATGACCCTGTGTACACGATTAATACATCCGCAGGAACTGAAACGATAGAGTCTATTGATTCTGGCGTAACAATGCCTGAGTCGAACACTACTATAGAAGCTAAATACAGTCCTAAGGACGTCGAAGTTTCCTACTCAACAACGCGCGAGGTACTCAACGTTGACACGCCTGAGGAGGTCGTTGTTTCAAACGTAACAGAAACCGTCAAATTTGACAGTAAGGTTTCCGACGCTATAGGCAGCGTAGCACCTGAGGAAGGATATAGCATTGTATATGAGTATGAAGGAAGCGAATACACGGAAGCTGAAATCAAGAATGAGATTGTGAAGACAATAGAACCTGTTTCCGTTTCCGTAAAATACAGGCTTAACAAATATTCGCTATCATACTCTGTTGGAGAAGCGGTGGTCAAGGATGACGAATTGTACTTCACACAAGCCACGACCGAACCTTCTGACGAAACTGTTTACGGCAACGTGCCGACAGGACAGAAATTTGTTAAATGGAGCGACACTGTTCCTGAGCAAATGCCGGCTAAGGACCTGTCTATAACAGCGGTTCTCGAGCCTATCGACTATACGATTACGTTCATTGTGAACGTAGATAAGTTTGATACCCCTGAAACAGCGGCGACATATACGCTCCATTATGGGGACGCGGTGCAGAAACCAAGCGATCCGGAAAAAGAAGGATACACCTTCGAAGGATGGCAGGATAGCATTCCTGAGACGATGCCAGCGGAAAATATTGTCATTACCGGCCGCTTGTCAATCAACACATACCACTTCGCCCTATATGTTGACGGGGAGGTTTACTTCGAGAAAGACTACGAATACGGAGAAACAATCGACGCGGCGGAAATCGCAGAACCTTCCAAGGAAGGATACACGTTCCAAGGATGGGAGCCTGAAATTCCTCAGACAGTTCCCGCAAGCGACATTACAATCAATGCCGTATTCACAGTCGACCAATACACAATTGAATACTACGTCGACGATGTACTTTACGACAGCCAGATGCTTGATTACGGAACAGAACTCGTTGCAATTGCCGAGCCTGAAAAAGAAGGCTATACATTCAGCGGTTGGAGCGCAATTCCTGCAACAATGCCTGTCGGCGGCGTAAGGGTTGACGGTACGTTCCAAATCAACTCCTACGTATTAAGCTACTATGTTGATGATGAACTTGTCGAATCCGCGGAAACCGAGTATAACACCCAGATTACGGCCAAGGCTGAGCCTGAAAAAGAAGGCTACACATTCAGCGGTTGGAGCGACATACCAGAAACAATGCCAGCGCACGACGTAAGGATTGACGGTACGTTCACAGTCAACAGGTGGGCGATAAGGTACTTTGTTGACGGAGAAGAGTACTTCGTGGATGAGCACAATTACGGCGACGACATTACTATAATTGATATACCTGAACCGAAGGTCGGTTACACGTTCAGTGGATGGACTTACGACGAAATCCCTGCTACGATGCCCGATCACGACATAGAAATAAATGGTGCGTTCATAATCAACACGCACACATTCACGTTCTACCTCGACGGTGAGGTTTACTCTTCAATAACGGCCGATTACGGAACGACCGGAATCACAATCGAGAATCCAACCGCGGATACGGGATACCACTTCGAGGGATGGAAGAACTCGGATGGAGACGCGGTAACCGTTCCTGATACGATGCCCGACGAAGACCTCTCATTCTATGGAACGATAGAGATCAATATCCACGTCGCTTCCTACTACATAACAGATGAGAATGGAAACAGGACGCTCAACTCGCAGACCGAGTTTGAATACGGGTCAACGATTACATATCCTGAAATTCAGGTACCCGAAGGATATGTTTTGAAATGGAACAAAGAATATTCAACAATGCCAGATATGGATATAGATATTGAGGGCCTTGTCGAAGAGTTTGTCGAATCTAATATGATTTATTACGGATTCGTAAATGCAAACCTTCCTAAGTCATTGTCAACAGAAGGCTTGTCTTCATATGAGAATGTCGATGGTGAACAAAAAGAAACAGTCTTTGTCCTCCACGGAGACCCTAGATACGCGGAACTTGAAACCGATGAACAATTCGACCAATGGGATATTGACGAAATGTATGATTACAACGTGCTTGCCCCTTCGAAACTCACTGTTTCAATTGTTGACGCGGCGAAAAATCCGGTTGGCGGAATCCACGTTGCAGCGACAGGCGATATAGACGGAACGGAATACAATCTTTATTCCGCACCGGCAGCCGTCGCGATTGATACCGATATGCGGTTCACTATTTATATAAAAGCAAATAAAAATTAACGAAGATGTCTGAGATAAATAAAACTACAACTATTACTGGACAATATTATTCAAGTACGAGAGGACCGCTTGACGCCAAACTAACCCCTGCCGACTCATATGCCGAGTTACAGGATTTGGCAAGGATTCCTGTCGCGCAAAGGTACGTCGGACTTACTGTGACGGTCCTTAATGCGGGAGAAGGCGGAACACCGGTCGAATATTGGCTCGTCGGGGGAAGAACAAATGCAGCATGGAAAATAAAAGCTGGCAATATCATTGATACTAAAGCACATTTGCTCGCTATCAGTCCTTCGGCTTGTACACTCGGCCTTGAAATGGTCGTTCAGCAAGACGAATCAAACGAGGGGAAAGTAACTAAATATTGGGTAACAGCTATCGATGGGGAAAACGTCACATGGAGTCAGAAACAATATGGCGGCGGATCAAACGTAACCGTTGACGGAGGGGACCTTGAAAGTGAGTAATGAAAAGGAAAATAACTATTTATAACAAACAAATACATTATGGCAAATTTTAAAGGTTTTAAACAAGTATCTCTTGCCACCTACAATGGCTTGAGTGATGAAGAGAAGAAAAACTACCTATGGCTCGTCCGTGACCTTAGCGGCGCCACAGTTGTTAGTTCCGCAATATACTTCGGTACACGTAAGTACGCTGAAGTGAACGACGATTCTTCTGTAACGGAAAAAGTCGACAGACTTATAAACGGCCTTGCAAGCATCGTCGATGAAAACGGTGATTTCGCCGGGTTCATGAGCGAAGGACACGAGTTGCTTTCTTCAGCAAGTTCACTTACTGAGCTTTTCGAAATCCTCGAGAGCGCAGTTCTCACAAACGAAGCTGAAATTGCAGAAAAGGCAGACAAGACTTTCGTAGAAGAGGAGTTAGCCAAGAAGGCTGACGCAACAGAAGTTCAGTCTAAGATTGACGAATTAGATGCGAAATTGGAGGAAACTTCATCGGCTGTACAGTCCGGTTTGACACAGGACCTTGAAGCTGTAAAGGGTGATGTTGCTGGTTTGCAGCAGGGTCTCGCCGAGACAAACGCAGCAGTTGCAACTAAGGCTGAACAGGCTGAACTTGAAGAGGTTTCTTCAAAAGTTGACGCCCTCGAAACCATTTCCTCAGCAATAACCGAGGAACTCGGCACAAAGGCAAACGCCGAAGATGTCTACACCAAGGATGAGGTTGATGCGAAGATTGTCGGCCTGTTCCATTTCGTCGGAACGGCGGACGGCATTTCCGCTGATGAAACGACGATATTCTATGATGGACAGAACATCGAGGCAAGCGAGGAGAATGTAGGTGAGGTTTACCAGATCGATGACAAGGAGTATGCCTCCAACGGACAGAAATGGGTTAAGCTCGGCTTCAACATTGATCTTAGTTCATATGCAACGAAAGAGCAGGTAGCCGAAGCAGTTAACGAACTAGAAAGCGGGCTCACAACAACACAGGCTGCAATCGCGAAGGAAATCGAGGAGCGTGAGAAACTTGCTGACGAGGTCGTAGAGGTTAGAAATGCTTCAACAACGACCGCCAATACATTTGAAGATGCTGAACAGCTTGACCTGAAACTCGGCCAGATTGTTTACATCGTCAATGAGACCACGAACTCAGGAATCACTTACTACTCAGGTGCCTATATCAAGACACAGGATGGTTTGAGGAAACTTGACTCAACAACTCCTTCGGCCGATGCAACAATCGGCGACAGGGTAGAATCCCTTGAGCAGCGCACAGGCGCACAGCAAACAGCTATTGAAGGCCTCACTACCTTAATCGGCGCAGAGGAATTCGAAGGAAATTCAGTTTCAGAGGCCATTGCAGCATTGCAGGCCGACAGCCACACGCTCATAGAAGGCGACGACGTTGAGGAATAATTTGAATAACAAGGGCCGTCTTTACGGCGGCCCCATTTTAAAAACACCATATCATGCCAAGCACATTCAAAGGATTTAAACAAGTAACAAAAGAATATTTCGATTCCGTTCCGGAAGCCGAAAAGGTTGGCTACTTATGGTTTGTTCGTTCAATCGTTGAAAGTGGGGAGACGGAAGATTATTCCGGTGACATATTTCTCGGAACAAGACAGTACGGACACTTCGGCGGAGAAGTAGAAGACCTTGAGTACCGCCTTAATGCAATCCTGTATAACGCAGGAATTGTTGACGAAAGCGGAAATACCATAAACATAACGGTCGACTACCTATCAAAGGCTGAGGCAGAAGAAACATACGTGAAAAAAACCACACTCTTCAATGAGAGCGTTCAAGGAGAAGATCCACTTGGGATACTCGTAATAAGTGGCGATGACATAACAGAATAATCAACAAAAACAAAAAAAAATAACAAACAATTATGGCTGAAAAAATATTTAAAGGCTTTAAACAAGTAACGGAAGGTAGTTTCTCTGCTGAGAACGGTTACATCTATTTCATTCGCAAAAGTTCGAATACAGGCCATACCGACGGCTATCTTCAGTTCAACGGCAAGAAATACGGTACCGCCGCTGAGGCCGCTGAGGCTCTTAATGGTAAAATCGGAACGATTCCTGAGGGCTATTCTGATCTCGTATCCTATATAAATGCAAAGGTCGGCGACGGCGTTAACGCGCTTAATGCAAACGTTACCGGCTCAAGCAACGGCGTTGAGGTTGGCGTTGTTCAGGAATCGGGTGTTGTGACTACCGTTAACGTAACGGCTCCGAACTTCTCAGAAACATATGCCCCCATCGGCGTAACTTCCGCCGACACAAGGTTGGCTGCTATCGAGGCCGACTACCTAAAAGCTGCTGACAAGACAGAGCTTAACAATACTATTACTGCAGAAACCGCAGCCCGTGAAGCCGCAGTACAGGCAGTCTCTAACAACCTTACGGCAGAAACCGCCGCTCGCGAATCTGCGGACTCCGCATTAAGTGGACGCCTTGATTCCCTCGAAGCTATTTCAGGGCAGAGCCACACGCACGAAAACAAAGCTGTGCTTGACGGTATTACGCAAGCAAAGGTTGACGCTTGGGACGCTATCGCAGGAGGCGCCGCTGTGCAACTTAACCCTAACGCGCCTGTTACTGAGGGCTACCTCAAAACATACGAAATTTCTCAGGGTGGTGTTTCGCTCGGAAAGATTGACATCCCTAAGGATTTGGTTGTTACATCAGGTCAGGTTGTTGAGGTTGATGGTTCAAAATTCCTTCGCTTGACAATCGCAAATCAGGATACACCTGTTGATATCGCGGTCGCTGACCTTGCCCACGTTTACACGCAAGGAAATGGTATTGAAATTTCGGCAGGAGACGTTGTTTCCGCAAAGGTTGTTAGCGCTAACGGCCTATCATTAGACGCAAACGGCATTGCTATGGGACTTGCCGACGGAAGCAACAATGGTGCAATGTCTTCAGCAGATTTCACAAAACTCGGAACAATCGAAGCGAGCGCACAGACCAACGTTATCGAAACTGTAAAGGTTGATGGAACGGCACTTACAATTACTGACAAGGCTGTCAACATCGAACTTCCTGACTATAGCAACGTCTATGCGCCGAAAGCCGATTTCGAAGCAGTAAGTGGTCTCGTGAACACAATCAACGGCGATTATCTTAAATCTGCTGACAAGACCGAACTCAACAACGCGATAACCGCAGAAACCGCAGCACGCGAAAGCGCCGACAGTGCACTTGACACAAGGCTCGACGCACTCGAGGCGATAAGCGGACAGTCACACACCCATAGCAACAAGGCTGTTCTTGACGGTATTACCGCAGAGAAAGTAGCCGCCTGGGACGGAGTTGCCGGTTCGGCCGATACTCGTATCGCGGCTCTCGAAGCAGTTTCCGCGGACACACGCCTTGACACACTTGAAGCAGTTTCCGCGGACACAAGGCTCGACGCCCTTGAGGCAGTTTCCGCTGACACAAGGCTCGACGCCCTTGAGGCTCTCACCGGCGATACAAGCAGCGCTCTCCAAAGCATTTCTGCCGCTGACAACAGCGTTGCTGTCGGTCAGAAAGATGCCAACAAGAACCAAACTGTTGGCGTAAAGATTTCTGCAGCAGCAAACAATGCACTCAAACTTGAGAGCGACGGTCTCTTCGCTGCAATCTACTACGACGGTGACGATAGCAATTAATAACCCGTATACAATACACACAGCAAAAGCCGCAGGATTTTGAAAGTTCTGCGGCTTTTTGTATATTTGCTGCGTATGTTGGAGCTCGAAAGAATATACTCGATACTCGTGTCGTTCCTTGGCGAAAGCAAACAGGGACGATATGATTCAACGAATACACAGTACCAATTCAACTGCCCGTTTTGTGCGGAAGATGAGGGTGATGTAGACGGCAAATATAATTTCGAGGTTTCACTCGAGCTATTGGTTTATAAGTGTTGGAAATGCGAGCATTCCGGGTCGTTATCAAGACTGATTAAAAAATACGGCGGAAGGGATGCACTAAGGGAATACCACGAAGCCGCCGAATCGCTTAAAAATTCAAAATATTATTCTCTAAGCGATGATGAGAAGAAAATTTTGGAAAGGGAAACGAAACGGCTTGTCCTGCCAAAGACATTTACGAAGATAAACCTAAGTACATGCAGGGACAGGAGGCTTGCGCAATACCTCAAGAAAAGACGTATTGATCAGAAGATAATCAACAAGTTCAAGATAGGGTATTGCGAATGGAGCCAGGAACCGGATGAAAGACCTTGGTCGAACAGGTTGATAATCCCGTCATATGATGAGTCGGGGGTTCTTAATTTCTTTGTTGGAAGAGATTTCCTGCCGGAGAAAAAAGAGCACGAGCCCGGTACGTTCATAAGGCCGAAATATAAAAACTGTGATGCTGAAAAAAACGACATAATATTTCAGGATTCACTCATTGATTGGGACGCCGACATAATATTGGTGGAAGGAGCCATTGACTGCATATACGGACCGAATACCATATCAATGCTCGGAAAGACAATGGATGAAAGTACGGCTCTTTTTAAAAAACTAAGGGCAAAATCCACCGCAAAGGTTATATTGTGCCTCGATGGGGATGTCGATGATTTCCAAATCGAGAAACTCTGCAACCTGCTATATTATGGCGGTATCGGGGACAGGACTTACTATATAGACATGAAACGCGATATTGCTCAGTATAAGGATTTCGGCGAGATATTCGAAGCCGAGGGCAGGCGCGGTATCATAATGGCCCTAAGAAAAATGAAGCAATACAACGGACAAAATATTTGGTGATTATGATTTATAAAGTATCGCACTATTGGGTGGCAAATGATGCAACTCCAACAATAGATGACGTCAAGGAAGCTATTGAAGCCGCGAAAAGAGAAAACTGTACGGTGTGCCTGCATTGGAAAGGACCCGGTTATAGGTGGCATGGGGATACATATTCAAGAGACATAACGGCTGAAAGTAACGCCGAGGAAGTTTACAGCACATTTCCAAAAATTTACGGACTATGATTAAAAAAATAATCGCTTGCGCCGATGTACATATCCGCAACCTGCGCAGGCATGAGGAATACCAGGCACAATTGAACAAATTTGTAGCCGATTGTAAAAAATATGCGGAAGAATACGGGCCGGAACAGATAAGAATCGTCGTGGCCGGCGATTTGCTCCATAACAAACTTGACATAAGCGGGGAGGGATACATAATTGCCTCTTGGTTCATAAGGCAACTGTCAAGCATTGCGAAGACCATTATAATTGCCGGAAACCACGACATGAATATGAGGAATCTGTCAAGGCTTGACCCTATCAGTGCAATCTTCTCAATGTCGAAATTCGACAACGCGATGTATCTCGATAAAGAGTTGGATTACGAATCCGGATATCTTGTTGACGAGAATGTCACTTGGTGCCTTTACTCTACGTTCGACAATTTTGCGAGGCCGAACATTGAGGAGGCCAAGGCCCTGAATCCGGATAACGTGACGGTTGGGCTATTCCACGGCGAATTGAAAAGTGCAAAAACCGATGTCGGCTATGTTTCCGAAAACGGATATGAGGCCTCATATTTCGAAGGACTTGATTTCGCAATACTCGGACATATCCACAAACGGCAATGTATTAAGAACGATGGAGTTCCGCTCGTATATTGCGGAAGCCTGATACAACAGGACCACGGAGAAAATATACACGGTCACGGATATGTCGTATGGGATCTCGACACGCTCAAATACGAAGAAGTTGACCTGCCAAATGAGGGATTCGGATACTATACGTTCTCGGTAAACGACATTGAGGATATCGACGAGGATTCTGAAGAACTGCTTAACTTATAGAAAGCAAAAAAGCCACGGCGTTGTGTCCGTGGCTTTTTTTATGCTATCGTCTAGTCCTACTTACACCGTTTTGGTTGTAAAGCCATTGAAGCATAGATTTTACATCATATGAATAATCACCGTATATGAATGAGAAAGAATCTTTGTCTATTGAAAATCCCATTACATTACCGTAAACCATACTTAAACTAGTGTTACTTCCGTTTGAGACCATTGTAACATATGAGTTGTTAGAATCGGAAAAAATGAAACCATTAGGCCCAATAGCAACTTTATTTACCGGCTGATTCCCATTTAACGTCGCGTTTGCAGATGGTGTTATTAAAACTGATATTTTAGAATTCGATCCGAGCCACGGGTTTTTCTTTAAAGAATATGTAAGAGACGCATATATTTTTAAATTCCTGTCGCCGTCACTGCTTGCGCCAATGACTTTTTCAGTCGTGTTTAATGTTTTACCTTTACTAAGTTCCGTTTGCGGTAATATGGTATCGGTTGTATAGTCTATTGTATATTTTATTGTTAATTTTGCGCTATTAACCCTCTTAAACCCATTTACAGATACGTTAAGCGATGGTACCCTAACGGACATATTCTTAGGTACGACAATTTCTCCAATCGTAACGTTCTGAGTCTTTGTTGACGTGTCGTTGAACAAATTATTATCGTAAATCGAAATAACACTCAATGGTTCCCTTTTTGAACTAGTTGATGTATCAATATTAGAACTTGAAATCGTAATAACGTTTCTTCCAAGAGTATTGAAAACTGATAGTGATTTCCCGTTTTTAATGTTTACATCGCCAGATATATCGGCATTATTTATCGTCACATTTTCAATCTCTCCGCCCTTGGCTTTTATTGTTCCATTAAATTCTCCATTTATAGCTGTAACGTTTCCGTAAAAAGTGCCATCATACGCATGTAGTTTTTTTGTGATTATCCGACCATTCTCATATATTCGAGAGCTAGCGAATTTTAACGTTGAAGCGTCTATTTTACGATTATACTCGTAAACATCACCATTGTATGTAATGAGCAACTTACCATTTTCAATTTTTGTTTTGCCAGCGACCGGAACGGGCGTATCCTCATCAACGGACAGGTAAATTAATATATCTTCCCCTTCTTCGAAAGATGAAGCATTTTCTTGGTAATTGTCAATTTCATATATCTTTTTTGAGCCGCTCGTGTACTCATATGCGACTATTTTATCGCCTGAAGGTATTCCGGCTGCAAACACCAATTTTCCGTCTGACGAAGATTCACCATCACTTGTGGCATTTATTTTAACCTTCACGTTAGAATCAAGCGATCTTATAATTGTCCTACCTTGCAAAGTGTACTGTTCGTCTCCTTCCCCTGAACTATACTCTTTTATTTCCCCATCATAGAAAAAATTTGGTCCGACTATAGTTCCTTCTTCACCCTCAATTCTTGTTATGAAAGCCGATTCTGACGTTAACGTCTTGAAATTTTCAAATGTTGTATTAGCGCTTACAACAACGTTCCTTTTCGTACCATCATTGTATGTAAATTCATGGTCACGAGCAATGCCATAAGGCTCTTCAAGATCAATCCCGATCATTTCAAACCTGTATTCGATTACGGTATCATGAGTGTAAGAAGTCACAACTGCATAAGATGGCTGGCTACCACCGGTCGCCGGTATGTCGTAATCGCCAGGCCGTATCAACTCGGTGTCGTCAACGTCATCTAGCGAATAAGTATGAAATTTTTCGTTTATCACTCTCGCACCAAGTACAACAGATTTTGTTGAGAAAGTTAGCGGAACTGAATGGCCCTGGTCACGCATATAGTTTAATGCCGTGTACGTTTCTGCGGTTGAATTGTTGCTTGAATATCCGGTTGTAACGCGAGCGAACCCTTCATTTTGAGATATGTTCTTTTGGCTGTTTTCAACCTCGCCCGGATCTATGGTGGCGTCAAACTTTATAGTAGTCTGCTTTGTTGTTCCTGTAGTTCCCTGAAAATTTCCGTCTATATATTGTTTAGATACATCGAACACAAATTTTTCAACACGCATTGTCGGCATTAATCCGTTATCGATCGGCTCACTAAGCCTGAATGTTGGCGTTATTTTACCCGATGTTGGCGAAGCTGTTAAAAATACATTTCTACCAGAGCTTTTACCTTTTTTAACCAAAACAGGACTAGTAGAAGTGCCGGATAATATGTAGTCAGAGACATTCAATACGTCTTCATGCGAACCAACGGAATCGCCTTCTATTTTCACACTAGTATAGACAGGGACTGAGTCGTTGTAGTATTTATTGAACAAATTTGATATCTTATAGTCCCTGGTCGCGTATATTATTTTGCTACCATTTCGATATTCGTATAATACTTCGCCAGGGTTGCCTACTGACATTATTCCGTCAGCGTCAAGCGTTATGGCGCTAAGAGTGTGCTGAATTTTTCCTTCATCTATCACCCACCCTTTCGGCCATTCGCCAAATGTAGCAATCCTTGACGCGGTGAACGGCTGCGCTTCGTATTCTTCCCAAAACTCTCTCCATGGCTCCTCTCCTTCTTCTATACCGTCCGCAACGTTGTATTTGTCCAAAATTTCCCTAGCCGTTAATCCCGGCTCATTGTCATTCAAATAAGCGGGTCCGCTCGCTATAGGATCATGTGTTTTTATGCACAAGTAATACTTGTTTCTATGCCATACGATATCTATGTAGTCATCGTTTTCTCCGCCGGCCTGATAACCACTTCCGTTTCCGTCGGCATGCTCTACGCTCCAATCTCTCAATCTAGTTTGCGGGCCTCTGTCTCCCTTTTCGCCCTTTCCACCGGTTGATGCGTAGATATAGAATACGCCAACGCGAGTTTGATTGCCGGCCGCTGAATGGCATTTAAAGACAATGCCGGCCCTTCCGCTTTCATTAAACTCTGCGTCAACATTCAGTCTTACGGTTACAGTATAATACAGCTCATCATCTGGCGTAGAGTTAACTGAAATTTCAGTTTCGTCTTCATTTTTAAACCACTCACTACCAATTGTTTCTGCGGTTATATCACACTCAGTCATAACGCTTCCGCTCATTAAACCAACTTTGATAGTAAACTCTTCATCGCGTTTAAGAGTCTTATTTTCATTGGTTTCAATGTTTATTGACTTCGGGTTAATATCAACAACAAAACCGCCTTCTCCGTCTCTACCGTTTCTGTATATCTTAACGGTTTCAGAATCCATTTGGATACTGCTGTTTTTATTACCCGTAACACCGGACCATGCTGTAATTGTTATCGGGTTAAATTCAGATATCTTGCTTTCGTCAAAAGTGAAAACGTTCTTCTCGCTTTCTGATTTCGGGGAAAGCCATAGAGAATCTGCGGAATTGCTGTTAACCAGTTCAAACCATACGTTTTCGTTTGTAACGTCCTCAAAATTAACATACAGCGAAGCTGTTATTTCATTCGGTGTAAACCTGTAGCCGGCTGGCGCGGTCGCATCATAGTTTATCGAGTCGTGGCTCAATTGTAGATGTACAGTTTCTCCGTCATTTCCGCCTTTTAAGCCAATAATTTGAACTGTGAGAGGGAATTCAGCCGTCATTGGAGTTTCATCCTTCGTAAAATTGGTACCGGCCGTCAATGTGTATGACAACGGATTCGATAAATCTATGTAGCCGCCTTCCTGAATCGTTATATCAATGTCAATCTGGACACTTTCTTTTCCAATATCCTCATTATTATAACTAAATTTTATAGAAGCTCCATTCCCAAGCGAAACTACCCCATTGTTTCCTGGTAGACCAATCGTTGATATTGGTAACGGATCAAATCCGTTTTTTATCGTGATAACTGTATTAAGAAGATACTCAACGCTTTTGTCAAGCTTATCATCGTTTCCAATGCGCACAACCATCCTCTCATTAGACAGGTCTGCAATTATGCCTGAAGACCCTCCGCCCGGAATAACAACAGTCACAGGAAGATCTTCGCTATCAAGAAATTCGTTGTTAGGGCCAAAAGCTGCAATGTATATAGTTCCATTTTCAGAAGGTCGAACACTTGATAAATTGAACACTCCGGTGTCTTTTAATTCTGTATATCCACCGTAATCTGTTATTTCGTCAATATCATTAAGCTTCCCTTCAACATATCTAAGCCCATAATGCGAAACATTTGTGGCCGGTGTTGAGCCAACAAAAAGCTTGGCCGTTATTTCGGATGGCGACCACTCGCTCCCATCATATACGACGCTTGCGGCGTTTGTCAGAAGGCTATATGAAGTCCCTTCGGCAGAATCGCCATCGCTACCATTTTTTACCCTGATAAGCGTGTATGTCAATTCGTCTGTAACAGTAGCGTCTTCGGCCAAAGAGGCCGTAATTTTTATTTGACGCTTTCCTTCTGCAGTAAAATTAAAACCGTTGTTTAATGTAACACTTATAGGCAAACGATTATTTGCGCTATCATAGTTTCCGACAGATACTGTGCACCCGTTACCGCTTCCTGATTTTATCTGCGCATTTACTGCCTTAAAGTCGTTTCCGTATTTCGCTGTTACATACGTATAGTATGTTTTTGTGGCGTCAAGAATGTCATCCGTGCCCGTATTTATAACCTCAAAAAGATTCTGCAAATCGAACCTAACCGTACCGACGCCATCTTTTCCATCTTTTCCATTCTTTCCTGAAACCACGAGAGGAACTGTCTCACGATCAACAACGATTCCATCAACTATAAGATAGAACGCAAAGAATTTTGGCTCCGGATCTGAAAGGCTTGGTAAAGTAAACGGGCCTACAGGACCTGTTAGTTTCTGGCACTTGGATTTAACCTCCTGCGCGTTATTGCCAACTTCGTATAACACATTCTGTGAATAGTATACTTCATATGAGCCGGCGGTCATTTCGGAAGAGCCGTTTAGGGCTTTGCAAGTTATCGTATTCGGAGAACTCCATGCGCCGGAAGTGTAGTCGTAAAGTACGTAATCAGGCGTAGGAACTATCCTGTACACGCTTCCGTCTTTGCCTGCTTTAACTCCTATAAGCGTAAACAAGCCCCTTACTGTTGCATATTTGTCAGCGTCGCTATCCGCGAAAACGTCCCTTATATATGTTAATTTCAATATGAGGCGTTTCCTCATTTCAGCCCCGAAATCGAAATCCTTGTTTAGGACCACCTGTAAAGTTGCGTATCTCGAAGGGTTTCCTGCCGAAATTTCGCCGCTGAATACATTCGTATCCTCCGTTCTCCTAGCCAATAATTTAACACTTTCAACGCCTGTCAGCCTGTCGCTTCCGGTTTCTATCCATTCATAATCAAATCCGTGAATCTCAACTTTTTCCATACCGCGAAGAACGTAAACTTCTGTTTGTGCGGTTACTTTATTATTGCCGAGATCACCAAGGCCGGTATCTGTTCCCGTGGCAATGCTTTCAATCTCATTTGACAATTCGACTTTATAGCCAGGATCCGCATCCTTACCGTCAGAAATGATAGGGACGGTTTCGTGGTCCACAATCATTTCCTGCCCGTCAACATCTATTGTTAGGTAGAACGCGATTTGCGAAGAAGCGGCCCAATTGTCTCTTCCCGTTCTCCCGAAATAAACATCCCTTACATTAACTCCTCCGACAGGATACAAAGCATATTCATTTTCAAAGTCAGGTGCCTTTACGTCAAGAACACGGTATCCCTCTTCGGTCCTTATACGTGTGCCGTAATATATCTTGGCATTTTCAAGCCTTTCGAGCCCAAGGGCTGCGTCACAGGTCAGCCTATCTGTATCGAACACTTCGTCCGAAGTAAAATATCTTATTACGTCAACGGATGGGATAAGCTGATATTTCTGTCCTTCTTTCCCGCCAGGAATGCCAACGATTGTAAACAGTGCACTAAGTTCCTGTTCCTCACCGGCTTCATTTATAAACCTGGCATCTAATTTTATCTTCTCTTTGCGGTTTTCACCGAAATCAAACCCGTTTGGAAGTGTGTATGTAAACCTCCAAAGCTTATATCCCCTTCCTTGCACGGGGTCTGTCCATTGGGAACCTCCATTCAGCGATATTTCATATTTAGCCTCCGGCCAATTCTCATCTGTTCCGCTTGCACCGTCCCCATCGTCAATCGGAGAAGCTGTTATTCTTATGATTTCGAGCTCATTCAAGGCTCCGTCAACGACTTTAACCGTCGTCCCTACCTCGGCTTCCGCATCAAGGATAAAATCGTCTCCTATTGAAATTGCATCAACTTCATTCCCCAATTCAATCTTGGCGAATTTTCCATTGATACCGGCTGAAATGACAGGAACCGTCTCCCTGTCTATCATATAATATGTTGTGCCTGCCTTTTTAATCCAATAGAAAGTAACAAAACGGGAAGCTGGATCAACATTTTCTTCCCCAACCCCAAGTATTTTGCTTACTTCTACTTCGTTATTTATACGTTTTGTTGGATCAATCGCCATTTCGGCTGTTGAATACGTCTGTCCTATTGAATATGAGATATACTCATCATCTTTCTCTATTTCTGTGGCGGTTTTTGTGTACATTCCGGCTTTCGGCCTGACTGTTATCTTATGGTTGGCGGTTAATTCAGATACGGGAATCGCTTCATTTAGTCCGCTGAACTTCACAAGGTTTGCGTTCGGATCATACATAATAACGTCGTCGGAAGGCTCGATCCTGTAAACGACACCTTCCTTGCCGCCCTTAACGCCGAGAAGCGTGAAATTACAGGGTTTCGGGTCTTGGATTCCTCGGCATTGTATCCACAATTTTAATTTATCCCTCAAGTCTGAACCAAATTTAAACCCATTTTTGAGGATGATTCTTATGGTACCATAATAATCTCCGTTAGAATCCTGCATTTCACCTACTATAGGTCTAAAAACATATTTTCCTTCATTTTCGGAACTGATAGATGCTTCTTCAAGACTAATACCGTCGATAGCCAACGACGTTTCGCCGCTATAAACCCTGACGTTTGTCTGCGCCGTTACGCCGTCTTCGCCGCTTATGTCGATTTTGCTATCGTCTCCAACACCTATGGCTTCAATTTCGTTTTCGAGTTCGATGCTTACGACACCGGCCCCATCCTGTCCGTCAACAACTACACTAGCACTGTCTGTATCTACATATTTTCCCTCGCTTATGAGATAGAACGAAACAGAACCTCCGTGCTCTCTTATCGTTGAAGAATATACCTCGTATGTGCCTTCTGAAGTTAACTGAGCATACGTAATATCGTCAATATCAACGTCGAGCCCATTTGAGCCGTCAGGGTCGTACTCATATCCAACACGCAGATTCTCTTCTGCCAGCTCCTGTGACGAAAGCTGTTTTCCATTACGCAAAACACCAACGGTTATTTTATCATTGTTACCCTTGTCCATTGCTTCGGTAAGAGAAGTATAATGGAATTGTTTCGGCGACACAATGAGATCATACGACACACCTTCTTTTCCGCCCAACACAGCGGCTATAGTAAACACCGCCTTTGCCTCAAAAGTACGATCGTCGTCAACCCTCTTCCCGACAATTAAAATCTCAATCATATGGGCGTCGTTCTTCGGGAATTGGAGGCCTTTCTTGATTGTCAGCCTGAAATCACTGCTCTCTGTGCCGTTTACTGAAGATATTTGGAAGAAATTCTGTATATCGCTTGAAGCCTGAACCGTAATACCGCCATTACAGCCGTACTTTACGCCATTCCTTTCGAAAAACGCATTTCCTTCAACTATGGCGTCAAGATCGAGCTTATAATCTTCACCCGTTCCTATGGCAATTGATTGGTTGGATAGATGGAACGAATAGAACGGATTTGTCTGGTCGGCGAGATTTTTTCCGTCTGCGCCGACAAGCATAAGAACCTCGCGTCTCCCGTCTTCATCGGTGCCGGACAGTATGTCATAATATTTACTAGCATCACCGATATCAGTCCATCCAACCTCTTGGATGATGAGGTTTTTCATTGCCTCAAAATGCCTAGCATATTCAGACTCAGACCAATCTGTTACGATTTGTCCTATTCTGTTAGCCTCTTTCTGTGATAGCTGCTTTGTTTCAATCCTCGGTGAATCAGTTGAGCCAGTACTGGTTATATAGGCAAACAATTCATTTCCGCCATTAGTTATTCTCCAACTTATAACCTTTGCCATATTTCGTTATATATTTAAGTCTTTATTATTGTGTTCTTATGTTATAGTTAAATACCATGTCATCATTAGGGTCGGCGCCCGTTCCAACAATGCCATCAACACTGACCGTATTTAAATCAGCCATATCATAATCCAGCGCACTTGCACTTCCAACAACAATAATCTCATATTCAAAAATTGCAGTGGAAGGAATTACCTGCGTAATATACGGAAGGATGCATTCTTTGAAATAGCTTTCCTTAAATTCAGGAAAATATGTATATACCGTAAGTTTAATATTTTTAAGGTTGATAACCGAATTTTCGGCACCTTCTACATTTATTTTTCCGCCCTCAAAATTATACGGCCTCATTGCTGTTTTAAAAATGTTGTCGCATCCGGGCTTGTATTCAGTATCTCTGCCATTCAAAATAGCGCAGCCGCCATTTTCAGCCGTGTTTTTGAAATACCATACTTTTTGTGAATCGACGGCTTTTCCATCTATATTGAATCCGAGCGTTTTAATTACAGGATTAAGCTCTCCCGTATCACAATCATATGCCATGTTCTCATCGTCCTTGAACATTTGTTTGTCCGCGGAATCGTTCTCGACCTCATATTTGAAAAGTTTCCTAAACCTGTCAATGTATTCTTCTCCGGAATCATAATATCCGTAGCCGACATGAGGATTATTTCCGTCTTTACGCTCAATAATGGAATTAAGATATTGTACCTTTGTATCCCCAGAGCCAATCTCAGTCCATTCAGCGCTGTCTCCATTGCCTTTCCTGTAGTATTTGTCCTCGTCTATTACGTAGCATATCCTATGGCTATACAGCTTGTCTTCGGTAACATCGCTTAGGTCGTCAAACGTATCTACGGCGTGCAAGTATTTTATGGTCTCTCCGTAAGTATTACCGCTTTTAAGCCAACCTCCATACATTTGGAAATATGTACCCGCATCATATCTCTCCCCATTATCGAACCACGGGACAATATAGCTCATTCCGTTGTCAACAACCACTTCAGCTACGGGTATTCCATAAAACCCGTCTAATCCGACTTCGCCGGCTGACGTCGGGTATTCCGCCCTCGTCCTGTTCCATTTCTCAATTTCGCTTGGGCTTCCGTTAATTCCTTTAGCAACGGCGACGTACTCATTTATCTCATAATCCCATTTTGTAATGTCACTAGCTTCGCTCCATCCGTCTAACGAGCCATTATGCTCCCTTTTATATTTAGCCCTTGCAAAATCTTTGGATATGAGTCCGAAAAGTCCCAAGACATATTCGATAGACTGTTTCGTTCCTTTTCTCGAGAATATAGCGTTAGTGTTCAATTTTAAATTTTTAAGGAATTCTACGCTTGCGTCGGTATAATCGTGCACATCTTCGATTCCAAAACTGCTATAATACGCTTGAATTGTGTCTCCGGACAACGCTTCTCCGATATCATATGTTTCCCACCCGGAAAGATTGAGGGTGTCCATTAGATAATAATCAGGCAGGTTATTATCACCCTGATATGTTATCCTGTTTGAGTATTTTATATTGTCTATAGCACGTTTTATGTCGTCGAACTGCCTGCCTATCGCCCATAACAGCCCCTGCATTCGGCTTGTACCGATATTGTAATCTTCCTCATCTTCATCTCTCCCCGGCATGCTGAACGTCGTATCCATATTCTTGATTGAATCGTGCGTGAGCATCCTCCAGAGATTGTCAGTGTAGTTCTCATCGTAAAACTCTGCAAGATCAAGCAGGTCTTTTACATACTCACCGTATTTTGTCGATATTATATCAATTGAGCCATCACTATTTGACGGCCAAGTGAAATCTTTTTTATACGTCTTAAAACCCGTTTCTGTTTCGTGTGGCCAATCAAGCCTTGCCGTGTATAAAGGATTTGAATCCCTGTTAAGAAGAAGCTTTTCGAAGTCGTCCAATTTCGAGAAATATTCTTCAATCAGTTCTTTCTTTGGCGATATTGTCTGTCCGCTTTTCAAGCCTTTTGTAAAAAGATAAGAGCTTCCGTAGGCCAGTATTTCGTATATTGCATACCCATTCAGCCTAACTTCGCGTAATATCCCATCATTAGAACAGGGGTCGTGCTTCACTATACTATACGAACTTATACCAGACGGCTCGTCCGATGGTTTCTCTCCGCATATAGTGTATCCGCTCCAAGCCTCACTCATATAGCCCCATGTTCGGCCGGAATCATATGATATTTTATCGTCTTTGAGGAGTTCGTCTACCGTTTCCGTTGATTCCAACGCCGTAAACAAATCCATTTCAAACGGATTTTCGACAATATTGTATGAAACATTGTTTATAACGTGCGTTTCACCAACAATAAGAGTCGGAGGGAATGACCTTATTATCTTGGATATTGTGGACTTAACCAATTCAGTACAACTTCCGTAGTATGCGAAATCCAACAACGAAGAATAATTTGGTTTCAATTTGACCTCATCTTCGCTGGTTTTCTCATATCCATTAACTTTGTTTAAATCCCAACTTTCCCACTGTAAATTTGTCGGCGCCTTTTTCGAATTCGACGTTGGCCTGTACACGAAACGGAAGTTACTCTCGCCATACGGGATTGAACCGCTATCCCATTGACCGAGGTTCGTCGTGGTCATAAAATCCCTTTCGTAAACAGTTCCACCAGAGACACTTTGGTGCCTCTTGCGAAGTACATAATTACTATGGGTTATCTTATATTCGCTATTAGCCATTGTACGTCTTGTCTTTTATCGTTTCGTAATCGTCTTTCTCCCCGCTGATGTATGAGTTGCGGTATGTTATCTTGAAGTCTGAATTCAACCCTTCCGCGACATTCGTTATATTTCCGTACCTTGCCTGATGGTAAATGTTCCCGTCCTTGTCGAACGTCGTTATTATACCGTTGTTAAGGTTCCTGATCTGGTCTCCCTCGAGCATAGTGGCCAGCGTTTCTTCATCGTGGTCAACCATTTCTATTTCAATGGCAACGGGGTTGAATTTCGTATTCACGAGCCTTATCTCCTGCCCTGTGGCTCCTATGTTCGGGAGTGAGTTTTGCTTGAATGACATAGCGGTAGTCGGCGTCAACGTACAGAACATTAGCGTTGAGGAGTTGTTGAACCTATATCTTATGCCCTTCTGCGTCGTCGAATTCATATTCTGCGCTACAGGCTCGCAAAGGTTGTTCGATGTTATTATCCTGTAATCGCTAAGCCTTTCGCCATCGTTGAAGTACTCAACACGGTATCCTACCAAGTCTCCATTGGCAAGACCGCCTATATTACTGTTATTCAGGACTATTCCGCGTATGTTGGAATAGTTCCCCGTCAGCGTGCTTACGTCAACAATGCTCGTCCTTATCTCTTTCGGCTTGATGTATATCGTATAGATCCCCTTCTCGCCAAACGTATCAGCAGGAAGTTTAAGGTCGTACATTCCCGGAAGAATCTCCCCGTTATTGCAATAGCATTGCGTGAATACTGACGATGGATCCAACGCCTTGAACTCCGAAAAATCAGGTGACTCGCTGTTCCTGTTCGGCCTATAATAGTAGAATATCTCTACATCGTTATATGTTATAAAAGCCGGCTTTTTAATGCCGTAAGTACCGTTTGCCATACTTATAAATATTTTTTATTAGTTGTTTTCCTTGCCAATTTTGAATAAATCATCCTTGTACCTTTCTATTTCCTCGACACTGTTCATCTGCCCCATTAAATTAAGTGCCTCAAACGCTGCAGAGGTGCCTCTTTCCACGAAAATGTTGGATATTGATTCTGAATAATTGTGGATTCCCGCCATCGCCTCATCAAATATAAAGTTCCCGTTATTAAAATAATCTTCTCCATAATCGTCCGAATCAATTACGATTTCGGCGGGATATTCCCATTCTTCATTCGCCGGGCTCGTGAAATCTATATCGATGTACTCGTATGTAACGCCTCCACCGCTGCCGTCAAGATCAACGGTCATTTCCCTGATAGTATAATAATAAGCCTCAACATATCTAACGCCAGGGCTTTCCACGTTCGAATCACCATCCGACTTCATTGAGACGCCTATTTCGTAGTCGAATATGATTATGTTTCCGTCTTCCTTTTCGACCGTCTCACCGCTTTCATTTTCGAACGTTATGCTGTTGATTCTATCATAGTAGCAAAATTCGGATTCAAACCTCATATTCAGAGGCATTTTCTCTTGAAATTGAAGCTCTCCGAACGTTCCTTCTTCCGGAATTATGAACGGTATTTCAACCCCATCCTTATCGTATGTCTTCTTTACCCTTTTCAGTTGCTGTATCCTGCTATCCGTATATGCAAAGCTCTGTTCCGGCTCATAAGAATAGCTATTCGTGCCTGCGGTGATTAAATCATACCCTATTTTCAAATCCCCTTCTGCCATTGACGCGTTTTTGTCGGAAATGTGGCCGTCGTATTCAGTAAATTGGCCCAAATCCTCATATTTCTCTGTTATTAGAATCGGAACGTCAATATATTGCGGCCTTTCTCCACTATTTGCCTTTAATTTTTCGCATGAAAATTCATAGAACTGTTTCGCCTTTGACAATGTCCCGAAAATATCATTGAATGTGTCTGCGCTTGCGCTTATGATGCATAAATCGCCCGTTTCGGCCTCTAAAGGATAGTCAGATAGCACATCGGCTGAAACTGCGTCCGAATTAAGCGTCATTTCGCAATTTTCCTTTGAAATTTCTGCAATTTTTCCAATATTTTTCCAAAAAAATCCGCTTTTCCTCTTGCAATATTTGTATAGGACGGAATCTTCGACAAATTTTAGCATCCAAGACACGTAATTGGATAGCGTACCGAATCTTACGAAGTATTCTCCGCGGTTTTCGTCGAAATTTACCGGAATTTTCGTACCAAAAAGGCTATCTGAATCAAGTACGAAGTCCTTTCCAAGCACGGAATTTGACCCGTACCTGTTAATAAGCCGATTCAGCGATATTTTCTTATACAAAATTTCCATACGAATTAGTAAACAATATCTATATCGTTCAAACCAAGGGCCTTGAGGAGGAAAAATCCGAGATTTTTTCCGCCCATCCTCGGTATTATGCGGTCATCAATTGAATTTTCCCTGTTGTACATGTAGATTTCAAAATTTTCGCCATCGCCTCCCCTCGCAAAATTAACAACCTTGCTTATATTCGAAGAATATTCAGGGAAATTGGCAAATTTTGGCCCGGTCATAATATCTCCATGATAACCACTATAAACTAAACCTGAAAAATGTCTGTATTCATGTAAAAGAGTGTCCGATGAAGTGTATCCAGGGGAAAGGTAAATTTTCCCCATGTACCCGCCAACTGTAACTGCCGCCGCATCTCCAACTTTACGGGAATCGCAATATACCTTAGCCGAAAGCCCGCCATTTTCATCGAGGTAATTACTATTTTCAGGCAAAGTCCTTTCACCGAAAACTATGTAATCATAACCGACGCCTATCATTTTTGCCCTAAAATTTTCCAAAAGCGTAAAATACGCATTTTGTCTGTTGTCAGTGTCGAAGTACCCTGTGTCATTAAACTCAAAAACGCCAAGTTTACACGTTGTGAAACTTTTTTCTTGAGTCTCAAGGCCGCCTACATTTGTAACAACCATTTTAATATAATATTTTGTCTCCGGCTCGAGCCCGTTTAAATCGTAAAAAAACGGCCCATATCCATATGTCGTGCCGTATGCTTGAACATAATATTCATTAGTTTCAGCGTATTCTGTATCGGTTTCCTTCCGGTAAAAAAACTTAAACCTCGTGATATCATTTCCGGTTTTACCGTTGACCTTCATTCTAACGGTTGCGCAATTTGCGCCAACTAAAATACTTATATCCATATCAAAGTACCCTCACATAAAATGTTTCTTTATTAGTTCCGTTCGTGTTTGATGGAACTACGCTGAAAAACATCATTCCATTCGTTGTTGTTTTCTGTTGCACCGTTTCTCCATTACTTATTGTAACGGTAATTTTGGAAGAGGCACTGTTGTCCAAAAAAGCGATAGTGACGCGGGCCCCGTTATATGAAGCCGTCCTTTCAAATTCATAAACTTTTCCGGACTGTGATAAATCGACTGTTCCTATTACGCTTAGTTGAGCGGACGTAAATACGTCTGAAGTATTGTCAAAAACAAGTTTCACAGTTTGTGATTCTTGCAAGACAAACCTGACGTGCTCACAGCTATCATAATACGTGTTATGTCCGTCTATATTCGATTCAGACTCAAGCCTTACTGCGCCAAATCTCACTCTCCCCATCGTATTTTCTGTGATCGTATAATTCATTTTGGATATTTTCCATTCAGTATCAAATGACATATCCCGTATCATATCTTCCCCATCATACGACTCAGTGACAAGACCTTTTTCAATAGCATCGTAATGGGCGAAATTACTAACCATATTGAACTCTCTTATATCATTTGGCTCTTCTGACGCGTAATTTGTGTTATTCGTATAACTGTATGTCTTATTATTCGCTATCATGCAGGCTCCGTCCGCAGCACCATATAGATCAATAGAATATGTTCCGCCTGTATATGAGCAATATTGTACAGAGCTATATTTTCCATTTTCGAAACTTCTAATATAGTAATCATGCTGATCTCCTGGCCTTCCGCTCACGACAAACTCAACCGCCGTATCATTTTTATCGCCTGTAACACTAAAAGTTCCGTAAGAAACTCTCGTTGTGTACGAACCGCCATCTTCATATCCCCTTTTTTCGACGACAAAAACGGCTCGCCCATCGCCAATATTTATTTGTGCGCTTTTAATATAAAACTTTCTATAGCTCGATTCGCTATTTTCAACGCTAATATTATATTCTATATCCTTATTTTTATCATTTCCGACAAGTACGACAAAAGAGTTGTTCTCATTTCCGACGCCGAAATAATTTTGGCCACTACTTCCGTAGGTTCGCTCAACCAAAGGAACTGCATAAATTGATAATTCCTCATTTTTGGGGAACTCGGGATTTTTGAAGAACTCGGGGTTGTCGTCGAACAATTCCGTCACAACCCTGTAATTCCCGTTCGGAAGGTTTTCGCCATCATTCTCAAGATAAAGATGACAATAATAAGAGCTGTTGCCGTACACATGGTAAAATTTGTATTTCGTGAACTTGCCGGTTATGTCAGTATAGTCCTCAGAGTATATTTTTATAGTGCATTTTAATAGTTCGGAACCTGATTTGCAGAGAAAATAAATTCTCTCATTCCCATCATCGTTTACTGTCAGGAATCTTTGGCAGCGCACCTCATAGTAATTTATTTTCACACTGGTGTAAGCCGTTATTATATAGTTTTGCCAATCCTGTGCGTATGCTGTCCCGTAAACCGCCCTGACGGTATCGCTTCCCTCGAACGACAGTTTCGTCATGTCAGGGAACCTGCCGTAAATCAAATCTATGTCGAGATTATAGTTGTTCCCGTAATCGGACGTCTTTTTCCACTCGTAAGTATCGTCTTTCTCGTACCATGGTACCGCCTCGCAGCGCCGTTGCGCCGAACCACTATACAGGATTCCGCCGACAGAAGATGTCAGTCCGGTTACCGGTGTGGCGGTGTTGCTTGTTATGAAATCCCACCCGCTCGGCCTGCTGCCGAGGGCTGTCTCAACGTTGGAGAGAAACACGCTCTTGTCATTGGACACATTCACATGATAAGTCGTGGTGCCAATCTTTATGTCCGCCGGAACAACTATCCCGGCACCGCTATTGTGCCAAACCGACACTTTCCATTTTCCGTTTGCCATATCCTATGCCTCAGTAACAACAAAATCATCAACAACATAAACTACTCCGTTTGGTGCCACGACTGTTTTCGACACAATATCGAATTTGGATAATGTGAGACAGGTACTGAAATCCCATCCATCCAACTGCACCTCCGTATCTACGGCGCCGACGGTAGCCTCTTTCACGGGGAATGATCTGTTCCCGTTATACCTTATCCTGAGTGGTATATAATGGGAGTTTCCGAGATTATGGCGGACAGCCAATTTCCATCCCCCGCCGCTTTCTGACAGTGTCCCGTAAACCGTCGCGTGCACCGTGCCATCCGTGTAAGCCTCTATTCCTTCCTCCTCGTCTTCCGTCACCTGCTCTATCCTGACATATATCGGAATACTAATGGCCGTCTCTGGCACATAATCCGCCACACACTCGTCCGAACAATCCTCGGTACATATCGTACTATCCTCCGAGCAATCATTGCAAATGGGGGTATATGCATCGCAGATGTCCGAATGCAAGCTGCATGTGTCGCTTGAACATTCTTCGGAACAGTAGCTGTCGCATGTGCATTCGCTCGGGCAATCCGATGAGCATCCATCACCGTATGATGGGCACGGTTGTGCATAAGTTGGGCAATCATCGCAGGTATCACCGTATGATGGACAGGGCGACGCATAAATTGAGCACTCGGTCGAACAGCCTTCGAATGTGCAATCTCCTCCGCCGCTTTCAGTAATATTTTCCGTACCATTTATCCTCGGCTCAAACAGTGTGATTACAAGGTCATCACTATCCTCGCCGTCAAAATCAACATCAAATTCCCAATAATATTTATTGTCCTTACTAAAAATATTGATAGGAATAAATGTATCCCTGCGAATTCCTGCCATATCGGGATAAACCATTCCGTTATTCTTTTTTAGGTAATGAATAGGAAAATCCGTACTACCCGGTCCGATTGTCTTGAATTTACCAGATTCTTTTTTCATTGGCAGAGTGAGGGGGATTGTGTATCCGTATTTTGAATTGTTCAACTCTGCCTTCATATATATGATTCCGCCTTTAGTTTCCTCATCAAGATTGCTCGGAAACAGATATAGGTAGAACCCTTCGCTTGTGTTCCCGGTATCGTATGAACTCGAGCAGGTAAAATCGACATACAGCCCGTCTTCACCAAGACCCCAATCGTCAACGACCATACCCTTTGATTCCGGACGGTTCTGTACATCCTTTATGTATTTCCCGTAGAGCCTTCCTGAGTCCAAATACAACTTTGCACTATAAAGAAGCTGCTGTGTCTTCCTGTCGTTTGAGTTGTAGAATGAAATCCTTAAAAATGTGTTCTTTACCTTATTTTTCTGATAGTATATGTCATCGTCTTCGAAATCAAGCGAGGAAATAATATCCGCTCCGCTTACGTTTTCGTTGGTTTTCCTGAGAAGGCCCGACTGATTTATCGTATTGTAAGCGAACCAATAGTTTTCCTCGTTCGCCGTCCAATCTTCAGACCCATTCCTGTCACGCAGGTTTATGTTGAACTTTATGCTATTGTAAAGCTTTATCTTACCATTGCTTCCTCTATAGCATGGCGTAAACTTCATTTTCTCATAATCAATGATTTCATTGACAAGCCCGTTCTTCCTTGACTCTGCGAACAGGTTGAACGCGTCCTCCGTAAACGCGTTTGTTGCGAAATCCTCCGCAATCGGCACAGAAACCCTCAAATTTCCATTTTCAAAGCAAAAACGGGTTCCGGGCCGTTTATTGATTAAAGTGCGCCCAGAATCGTCGTTTTCACCCTTATCGTAGAACCTGTTGTCTTCGATGAGCGCCATTGAATACCTGTTGTTAAGCAGAGCTTCCATTACATCGGAACCGCTTCCGCTTATTTCCCATAGAAGTTCGTCAAGTATATCGTTTCCGTTCGCATTCACCGGTACGAAACAGGATATGGTTTTTACTCCTTCATCAAAATCTCCGCTATAGATTGTTAGATTCTGTTTAAGGTTGATAGGCTCGATGTCGGTGAATTTGTAAACGCCATCGTGCACGGTTGCTATTCTATAAAGTATTCCGCTGTAAAGGAAATAATCTCCGCGGCATCTTTTTGGAAAAAACTCAGTACTGAATTCATTCGGGCTTTCCATTGTTTCGGAAATCGGATGGTTCCTGTAAATGGTGTTGTTGTGGTTCGAACTGAGCCTTATCCTTAGGAAGTTCCTCAAATAATCACCGGGAAATTTCTTCAATTCAATCTTTTCAACCGAAGATATGCCAACCGGTATGTCTTTGAACGGCTCGATGTCCGCGTATATTTCATTTTCTTTGTTTACGAAAACAATAGGGCGGCTGTCATGGAAATATATCGTACCGTCCTCTCTAACAAAATGCACGAACGGATTATGACTCGTATTGATCACAGTTTCCGTAGGTATTCTTAGCGTGTCTCCGTTTTCTGAAATGGAGGGTTCGCCGGAAATGCGAATATCTTCATATTCGATTCTGGTTTTATTCCTGTTAAGTTTTATTCTTAGCATAATTTGTTAACGCCCTCCTCTACGTATTCGGAAACCGACACATCTTTTGCAACGTTGTTGATAATGAAAATTTCAGCAATGTCGTTCGGCTTATCGCCTATTCCATAACTCGCGTCAGGATCCTGCCTTCTTAGATAAAATGTAATGTTTTTATGGAAATAGTGAGCCCCATTTGTGAAAACCGAGTTAAATAAATCGCTGTCTGGGCTTATCTCACTGCTTAATACAATATCTCTCCATAAATACCTGCCGGTTCCGTCATTCAAATCGTACGCAGTGGCTGGCTTCTCGGTGTTTCTCCTAAACAATATGTAGTTCTTATTCAGGGCCCCGTTTTCGTTTGATTTCGGACTGACGGTTATAGTAAGTTTATTCACGCTGTCCACTTCCCACTCTCCGCCGTTTATCACGTTGCCGTTATTCTTTGTGAATGAGTAAATCCTGTCGCCAACCTCGACATAATAGTTCGTAGATAACGTTATCTCATATTTTCCGCCACCTATATCCGTTATCCTTGTAAACGCAAGCCTTCTGTCATAGCCTTGATTTACGATATCTGAAAACTCGCGTATCTTGATCCTATAATTCGGGTTATAATAGTACCCCTCCGGAACTAAATTCATTTTAAGCCTGGTATCATTCGTGTACGTGCCAGCGGATATCGAGAACCCGTCTTTCGAAAAATCATAATCGTCGGAAATGATGTCCGTTATATAGAATGTACCATAATGGTCGTTCGTGGTTTCCCTCTGCGCCGTATTGAACCTGTAATAAATTGGCTCCAAAATCCTTTCTGAAACTTCGCTCGGAGAAAATTCAACGATGTCTCCGTAAAATTCATCATCGTCAATCGTTATTCCCGTTTTTAAGTGGGCCGGACTGTACGGTATTCCACCGCCCCTCGAGTCCGCATCGGCGTTGGCAATGTTGTGTATCCTATGTATATTGTATTTCTTGCAAAATTCGTCCGTTGGGAGGTCTATTCCTGCTGAAACGGGACCAAAACAATGCGAAAATTCAATGCTTTCGTCATTGAAGGCATTTCTGTCATACCAAAGTTCATGCCCTTTGTTGTTCTTTATCAATGTCAGATACAATTCACTCAGCGGCCTTCCGAGATTATCGGACAGATCGCCTATTTTTATATCTCCGTTAAGCGCTATTTGGGCTATCCTGTCTGAATATGCGTTCAAAGAGAACGCCGCACGTGTAATTTGAGTATCGAAGTTAAGGTCTATCTTTTTAAATAGCCTGACGTAGTATTTGCAAGGTATTCCTCCGTGAACCCTTGCGGCCCTAACCTTTGCTATACCCCTGTTCCTTGCACCTCCGTTTCCGTTGTCCACAAACAATTCAGCGGCAATGTCGCTGATTCTGACTGAGAAACCATGCCCGTCTTTAGAAACCGACCTGATCAATATCGGATTTTTAGTTTCCGTATTTCCGTCTTTTCCGTAAAAATACAGCTTCACTGATTCGCCCGTCGAGAAACCGTGCTTTATTGACGAAATGAATTGAACGTTTGACTGTTCGCGGGTGATTTCCGCGCTCGTCGCCAATTCGCAAAGTATTCCGTTGACACCTTCGCCTTCTATATATTCAATCGAGTTGCCTTCCCCGTCCTTTGTGGTAGCGCTGTACGGGTATGTAATACAGAAATTCCAATTGTTTTCCTCCCTGCGCCTATATTTGTTGTATTTCGGCACAAACGAATACAGGCTTCTTCCAGGATACATATCTATCTGTCCATACGCAGGGTCGTCGTTCATGCATTTGTTAAGCACAACTTCAACTTTCTCGTTTCCGGTCGCCGAGGAATAGTTGATTACAGGCATTGAGGTCTTATTCAAAAAGCCGAGCCATCCGTCCCTTTCAACAAGGTTTTCAGTTATTGAATCATAGAACGAATTCACACCGTCATAATGATATACGTGAATGTTTCCATACTCCGAGTTTAGTTTCACGTTTTTCAGGTTTGTCACGGATCCGTTTCCGCCGGTTTCCATAAAAATAGTATCGGTCACATTGTCGCCGCTCCTGTTTCTTAATGTATCCGCGATTGTATTGAATACTGAATACCTTCCGTCCGTGCCTTCCAATTCGAACAGCTTTTCTTTCTTTTTGGCGTAGTTTATAATGAAAAACCCATCCCTTCTCCTTAGATAGTGGTTGTCAAAGATATCATAGCCGCAATGGTATTCAACAGGGCCTATATCCTTATGCGAATACCCAGTGTCGTGAATAAGCGCGTATCTGTCGTAATCAGCCTTTCTTGGGCTGTATGTACTTTCAAATTTCCATCTCTGATACTTTTGCATATTGCCCGTTATGCCTTTCGTTGCGCCATCGTCCAAAAAAACTATAACATCATCGCTTCCTTCCTTGTACACGGGTTCCGTTATTACATTGAAAAGCACATTTGAGCATATCGGGTTTATCGTGAAAGAAAGACGGTACTTGTCGGATGCGTCCTTCTCCGCAAAATATGTCTCATAAGCGTCTATGGTTGCCGTGTAATCGGTCGGTGGCATTACCCTCCTTTCATTAACAAGGGATAGCCCGATGTGATTGTTTTCATTCACACCGAGCTTATGCCTATTTTTCCCAAGAAGTAATTTTAATGGTTTCATCTGTTATTTACGACTTGTATCTCGCACTTTCCTAACGGACAATTTATTCCGTAGCCTTTAACGACTATCGTTCCGCTCTCCAAATGAGTCACTTCTTCATCTGCTTTAATAACTGCAACAACATGAAGTTTTGCCGGTAACAGAGTGCCAAGTTGGCGGCTTATTAGGCCACCGTTAAACGAAAGGATGTCAGAATTCGTAACTTCGACGTACGTTTGTTGTAGATTAAACGTGTAATCCAATATGGTATGGTACGAACTGTATGGCGTTATCAACTCTTCAAAATAGCCGTATTTTATTTGGTTGTATTTTTCTTCGTTTATAACGAATATCCTGACACGAGCGCTGGCTCGCTCCAATACCTGTTCAGGAATGCCTTCCATTGCAACCCTGATATTTGGCACTGTGATCCCATCATAAACGTCGGACACAGTGAATTCGCCCATATCATAAATACCATATGAAGTGTCAGTCCACAGGTTGTCTACACCTTGCCCATGTATCGTCTGTCTGAACTCCCAACTCTTGAAAGTTCCTTCTTCTGGCGTTTCTCCGCCTTCATCATCATTGCCAGAAGACGGATATAGTTCAGGATTCTCAATGTAATCTATAAATCCGGCTCTTGTATAAACCGAAACAACCGTCAATGCGGTGGTGCTATTATCTAAATATGACTGATAATTTTGGCTGCGTTTTGAAAGCGCATATTCCTCATCAACGAGATTGGTCCAATAGTCGTACACTCCAACTATTATACAAGAATCATCAAGTTTTTTAACATCTGAAATATCACCGGAGAAAATCTTGGACCTGTCAAGTTCTTTTCCGGGTTCTAACTCAAAACGTTTATTGTTCGCTACGACAGTGAAAGATTTTGGCTTATTCGAACCTTTATATCTAATTGAATTAAATTCAGTCGCTATATCTTCGTCCGGTATCAGGAAAACATTATTGAACGCTCTTTTTTCCGCGTCTGTTAACGCACCTCCTTCAATTCCTCCCTCTGAATTTCTGCGCTGCATATAATAGTATCTAACACCACTTGTTAAACCGTACCCATCTTTAGGCATAACCACAGTTTCGGATATGTTCAAAGTATCTCCCTCATACCCGACCGGTGCGGATTCGACAACATCTGCACGATACGTAGAAACTCTTCTGTTACCGGTCCATCCCGTGATCAAAGTTTTCGCTTCAGTGAGTGAATGTTCGCCCTGATTTAAGAATTCATCTGAGCCAGTGAACCCGTTCGCTATAATCTCTTTGAACTTGTTTTCGTAATTGGAGCCATTTTTTACTACAATCGTATAATTGATGACTTCGGAATTGCCAATCATAAAATTCCTGAAAACATAATATTCAGCGCGGAACGGCAGATAAATCGAAGGAAGCTCCAACTCTCCTACGGAATCTCCACCAAAATCGGTTGCTGCAATATGATAATGGCCTTTAACAGGGAGTAATTGATAATTTACAGTTGGATATTTAAAACTATTCAAAGACAAGTCATAGCCAGCCTCATAAGCACTGTCTGTATTGTCAAAATAGTCATACGAAACAACCCCCGTATTCTCATCGGTTTTTTCACCATACCCCCTTAAATCTATCACATACGGCTGTTTTCCGCCGATTGCGGATACGTCTATTTTACCAAGATAGTTTTCGCTTACCGGCTCAGAATATGTCAACGCCTTTCTTACGCTCCACTCAATTTCGTCATTTATCCTTGTGTCATTGGCAAATGAGTGCCACCAATTATCATTTAGTGTAAAGCCATTCCTTTCGATTGTTCTGTATGTCGAGCCTTCATAAGGGCCTATTTTAATGTCGATGTCAATCGGCATGGCCACATGTACACTACCTATTTTATGCGGTTCAAGTAATGTTCCGTTACAATCTACAGTCGCATAAATGTCGTAGTCAGTATTTCCAGACCACACATAAACCCTTCCGTTCCGAACAGTCACATCTGCAGGTTGCATGCCTTCCGGTGGTTGGCAGTTTCCGTTAATGAATTTATACCTGTCCCCATTCGTGATATAAATGCACGGATTTCCTTCGGCTATTGCAAAATCTATATAACCACCAATTTCATCATTTCCAACACTATAAACTTCTTCATTGAAATCTGTGGCGATGAACTCATTTTTCAATACGCTGTCAGGCAGCTTCTCTGTCACAACGAAATCTTTCTGTGCAATTGGGGTATCATATCCATTGCTGTCTTCTTCGAAAATGAAAACTGTATATTCACCTGCATCCAAATGGAACGAGATATCCCCGTCAGCCACGTTTATCCTGTTTCCGTCTATTAATACATCTTCATTTGAAGGACGCATTTTAACGACGTATTTAACGACTTCGTTATATCCAACAAATTTAATCGTTATATTTTCAACGGTGTTACGGTCATCGCTACATATGTCTATCGGAACTGATTGAACTATTATTGATTTCATTTTATCAGTATCATCTGGGCACTGCGCGAAAAATTCGCTGTAAAATCTATCCAAAGCAGTTGCGCCATCATGAAGTCCGAAATAAAAATAGAACGAATTTTCATATATTGGAAGGGCGACCTCGTTAACGTTGCTAATCAGATACTTTTGTTTTAGTTCAGAGTCGGTTCCGCCGTGCCACCCTAACCTGAAGTCATAATAGTCCCTGCTGCCATTTATGTTATTTCCGGTTGACTCTACCGTCCGTTTATACGCCTTTGTTTTTCCATCCTCCTCGACGGCCCCGTCCAAATCATTATATCCGCTAGTGCTACCGCTTGATATCTTATTGAAAACTCCGTCAAAATTTTTCGGGTTCATTATTTCGAACTTATAAATGCGTCTCCTGCTCGACGGATCAATCATCGTCTCGAGACCATTGAAATTCATTGTGGCGAACTCGCTTCTGAACCCATCGTCAATAATTTCATCCCTCGAAATAAGGCCGGTAGGTATTGTTGCAGCGTTATAATCTACCGTGTTCCCGGACCTATTTGTAGGAACTTCTATCCTACTTGAAATTGAGGTGTTTATCTCGCAAACTCTGGATAGATTAACGCAAGATTTAACGTTCGCCTCGGACGCGGTACAAGAAATTCCAAGAAAATGCCCGCCAGGCTGGTATAAGGATGCTCTGTTTTGCTCAATGACATATGTGGCTTTCTTCCCTATAATACTCCACACTTTTTCTCCGAACCACGTCTTTGCCCTGCTGCCAACTCCATATTCCTGGCCGGGACCCGTATAGCCCCAATCAATTCCGGCAGATTCGGTTACAGCATATTCAGGGCCATTAAATTCTTCATCATACTCCATTCCGCTTGTCCACCCGCTTTCAGATGAAAATGTCTGAGCAGAAACTTGCGTAACTCCGCTTTTGACTATGCTATCGCTGCACAAATAGCTTCCTTTCTCCGAAGAGTACATGTATCCTGTATGTCCAAGATTCGTAGCCGCTATGTTTGTCGGCATTTGGTATGTTGAAGAAGGGAGGCTTCTGAACGACTGAGGTATACCATACCTATTCCTATCAGTTAAAGAGCCTATTAACACTATATCCGTGGCGAACAGCTTCACTAATCGTTTATCATTCTCGGCGCTTTGTATTTGTGGCTTAAAATAATAAACTGTTTGATTTCTCGATGTATTCTCAGGACGTATATAGCCACCTTTTATTACGTGGAATTTTCTACCCTTCTTTTTGTGGCAAACAAATTTATTACCATTCTTTTCGTCGCATCCATTGTTAGTCGATAGCGCCGTATACTTCCCTTCGGAATCTTTTTTATATGCAAGCGAACACTGCTGCACATATTTTCTCCTATAATTAGCTACGCCATCAACGCATGCCTGAAGCCTGGCCGGAACTTTAATTAAACCAAAAATAAAACTCCTCTTTTTCCTGATACGGCCAAACCATCTCGGTATGTACAACAGTCCATTTATCCAATCATTATAAAAATCAAACTGAATTACTTCATATTCTTGTGCTAGCGCTATTTCTATGCATTGAATAAAGTGGTCGATATTGTTGGTTATACAAACTTTCTGTTTCTCATCATTCTCTTTCCCTATGGAGTAATTATCTATCGAATTTCCGTCATCTCCATCCGAACTTCCACCATCTTTAACGTAGTCAAGCGTTAGCGCGAGAGGATTTCTGTTTTTGGAACTTAGCGATTTATTTTTGCATCTTGGGGCGAAATACCATCCTTCAAGATCCGGACAAGCGCCGTCTCCAACTGTTATGCATGTGCCCCTGCCTTTTGTGAATTTGCTAGCTATTTCACCACCTATATCTACTTTTTTCCACAAATAGTGATACGGATTAATTGATAACAGGAAACAAATTATTGAATTTACAACCCCAGCAATCCATATCAACATGTGCATAATCGCACATTGCAGCGTAAACAGGAACGTAATGTCTATTCGCATATTATTATACGGAATAGGATTGTTCCCGACATTCACGTTCACCGCCTTGATTCCACTAAATCTCCTTTCTCTATTGTAATTTCTGAACTGAAGTCTTGGAATGTATGATTTTACAGTATACACGTTGTTGTAGAAAAGGTCCCTGAAACTCGCAGTGCCCTCTTCGTTGTCAGAAGTATTCGTTCCGAAAACGTAGTCGATTTCCTCTTCGCTTTTGATATTCTTCGGATTGTTCGGAATCAG